GGTCTTCAGACGTTGGCAGGTGTATCTCATTGCACAGGTTGGACCCATGAATGGATAAGCCTTTCTCTTTCATGGCTGGTGGTAGATGCCTGTTAGCTTCATCAATGAAGTTAAGGTAAGGCTCACCTGTACGGAAGCGTGTTTCAATTAAGCGTTCCCATAGTTCACGGGCAGGCATTGAGTCACGCACTGTATTATCAGCAGGGTCAATCAAATCCCAAGTCGCATTAGCATTCACAGCATCCATGAATGAATCAGGGATGTTCACAGCGTTGTGAATATTGAACGCCTTACGATTAGGGTCACCACCTGTAGGCACACGGATGTTGATGAACTCAACGATGTCTGGATGTGAGATGTCCATGTAGGCAGCGTAAGAACCCTTGCGAGTCTTGCCCTGTCTGTAGGCAGTCATGTCAGAATCGACAGTCTTTAGGAATGGTATAGGGCTAGGAGCAACATCACTAACACTGCGTATATCAGACCAATGGCCTCCGACTCCACCGCCTTTGACACTGAGCCAACGTAGCTCGGTAGTGTGGGAAATAAGACCATCAAGGGTGTCAGGGACATAACTAAGGAAACAACTAATGGGAAGTCCACGGACCTTCTCTCCTTGTGCAGGTGCGTTAGATAAGATGGGGGAGCTAAACATGAACCAGCCTTTACTGGCGTAGTCATATATGCGTTGGGCTAAGTCGTAGTCGTTACGACAGAATGCTGTAGCAGCACGTGCATAAGCATCTTGAGGGTCTTCACCTTCACGACAGTAGTAGTCAGAGAGTAAGGTGAAGGCTTGCTCAGATAGCAATTCGTTACGAGAGTAATCAACTACAATTGTCATTGACCCACTCCGTTGTTTCTCTGATACCTTTGAAACCAATTAAGGTGGCACCAGTTTCAGTGTTAAGTACAGTGGGAACACTCCGCACTCTATATTTAATAGCTGATGCAATGTCCTTAGCAATATCAACTTCTTCATAGTCCACTTCTGCATGGTTCAGTACAGTGCTCACTGCTTTACAGGGCATGCACCCTTCTGTGTAAAATTTTATAATCATATTTATTTCTCAGTCATACTTCTGGTGTTGGAGTTCAAGCCATAGCTCTGCGTAGTGGATTATCTTTTTAACATCAGATTCAAACTGGCCTTTGTGGGGAGCGCGAGTTGCGTACTTCACGATGTTGCCAGCGATGAAGTCCAGTTCATTCTTCATGATGTATTCGATAGGCTGGATGGGGTGAGTGTAGTGGTCACCACCTTCTTGGCGTTCAGTTCCTATATACGGGGTGGGTTCCATAATGGGGGTTCCATGTTGTCAGGGTTGAGGTCTTCAGTACGGAGGATACGAGCACAGCGCGCTTGGACTAAGGCTTCTTCAAGACCTAGGCCAGCCTTCTCAAATGCAGCAAGAACATGAGGCCAATAGTCCAACTCAGCAGCATCAAGAATCTTCTCAGCTTTCACTGGTCCAACTTGGGGACAGCCTTTGTAGTTGTCAGAGGAATCACCTATCAGAACTTGATAGTAGAAGTAGCGGTCAGCCATAGGCAGGGTTACATGAACCACACCCCTGTCTTTGTGACGAGGGTTGTACAGGTGACAAGGCACACATAAGAAGTCTTTATCTTCAGATACAACGATTGTGTCTGTGTCAGCAGTAGCTGCAATGCCAATCAAGTCATCAGCTTCAAATGGTTCTAGTAACTCAGCATCGCCTTCAACAATCATCCACTGCTTCAACGCACCTAGAGTCATAGGCTTACGGGTATCTTTACGATTACCTTTGTAGGATTCAAGAATGTCGTAGCGGAAGTTCTCTTTGCCTGTCAGGAACAAGCGCATCTTAGTGCATCCTGTTGCCGTGGTTATGGCTTTTAATGCACGGTTGATGTGGCGTTGCCCATCCTCTTCAGATGCGTGGAGTGTCCACATATCGTGGTCCCATTTGGTAGGAACCTCAGTGGCTGCTGCTGCTTGGAATGCAAGGATGTCAGCATCAATAAGTAGGGTCGTCATATGATTCCTCTTCTTTAGAGTTACGTTCAGTGACTATGCGGATACCATGTTCAATAGCTGCAGAGGCTTCCATGTAATCTAGGTAGGCATTCATAGCAAAGCTAAAGGCTAAGGCTAGAGATACGACTACAAATCCTAGGCACACAAGTACCATCATTAATGTTTCAATCATTTGTTAAAGCCTCCCAGCTTACTGGATATAAAGGACGGATAAGATTGTCCACTTCCCTAGCTAGCTCTTGTATTTCTACTTGAGCGTGAGGGTCAGTGCGTTGCTTATAGAACCTAGCAAAGGACGCAACATTGCCTGTCCAATACCAAGACACCTCAGTACCTTGAGGCAACAAGAAACGTGCTTGTTCAGGACACATACCTCCAGCTATTGCTGTGTCATAGGACTCAAGGCACATGTTGTAGACAGTTTGGAAGTGTCTCTTCCAGTAGCGATTACCAACAACGTGCATAGGTCCACTACTGCCTTGCTTGGCTCCACCTGTGGGTCCCTTACGGAACTGGTCAGGGGTGTAGAAGCTAGGCTTTCCACTGATATACCTGCGCGACTCTTCGTTCTCTGAGAACCCAACCTTGTGCTTAAAGCATTGGGTGCGGATAGGCACGGGCGCTTTCATGCGGAGGGTCACAGAGGTGTGAGCAAAGGGAGTCCAGTGATTGTGTGTGGCAAGGTAGTTGATTAAACCTGTGTCATTCTCTGCATTAAACTCAGTAGCATCTGCGGCAAAGGAAACACGCGCAGCACGTACAACAGAGGCATCAGTACCCATGTGGTCTATGTACTCAGCCTTCATACTTCACATTCCTGTTCATACATTTGATTAGCTTCAGAATAGCCTTCCCAATCACAGACACCGCAGGCATCAAGACATGCAAGAAGATGGCTGTCTCTCTCTAGAGAAGCAAAGTAAGTGGCGCTGGTGGTCACCTTCCTGCAGTCGATATTAGTCACCTCAGTATGGGGACTGACCCCTAGCTTCACTCGGTCCTTGAACAGCCCATCCCAGCCATCACGGTAGGCATCACTAACGACACCTGTTTGAATAGGGAGTCCAGTGGCTTCACTTATTGCTTTGGTCATTATCTTTCTCTTCTGTTTCACGTAGACGGATTAGACCCATGACAGTGATATGCCAGCGTCTTCCAAATTGTTCAGTGCCTACGGTTCGTGTTGATATGAAACCTTCACACGCACACACAGCGATAAGCTCAGCATTAGTTCTGGCAAAGTCACTGCGTGTGGTGAAGGGGTTTGTATAGGCGTGGCTAATCACCTTAGTGAGTGTCAGCCCAGTTATCTCCGACATTGAATTCTCCATCTAATGGACATTTAAAGTTGAATATACTGGTGACTTCTCTGATTGAAGCGACAGCTATATCACCTACTTGCTGGGCTATGTCTTCTCTGCAGGCTACTTGGATTTCATCGTGTACCCATGCTGACATAGCAAAGTCTCCATCCCATCCATGCTTAAATCCTGCAGCTTCCATTGCCTCAACAAACTGGACCAGCCACTGCTTACAAATTATTCCTCCAGCACTTTGGAGCAACGCATTTAATGCTGAGTGCTCACTTCGAATATGGATACGTCTTCGGTCTAACCCGTAGATGAACCCACGCTTTGAACTTGACATCACCTGCTCACGTAACTTGGCAAGTGCAGGGGTCATTGCTAAGAATCTTTCCTTAGCGGCCTTGCCCATCTTGCGTCCACCACCCAATAGCTCACCTACTAACTGGTCACCTCCACCATATAAATAACAATAGATGAAGCGTTTTGCAGCATCGCGTGAAGCTAAGCCTGCAGCGATTTGGTTAGCAGTGTGGATGTCACCTTCAAGTAACTCCTTCACGTAAGCACCACCATCATATGCAGCCATGAAATGCCCTAAGCATCTCAACTCGAGGCCAGAAGCGTCAGCGCCCATGAGCTTCCATCCTTTAGGGACGGTGAATAGCTCACGACACTCACGTCCATATGGAGCAGACAGTGAGGGCACTTGGGCGATGTTGGGGTAGGCATGTGTAGCACGCCCAGTTACAGCACCATTGGGATTGACTGAACCGTGAATCTTTCCATCCACTACGTTCTTCATCCAACCTTGAGAACCATCAGATAGCTGAGCGATACGCTTCTGCAGCATGAAGTATTCAGCCATGACCTTAGCTTCAGGGAAGGGGAGTCCTGTCAGCGTAGATTCATCGACCTTAGCTTGCCCACCTTTGGTGAACTCTTTAGGTTTCCAACCACGTACCTTGGTTAGTCGGTCTGCAATGTGAGCACGGGATGATGGATTGAACTCCATGATTTTGATGGGCGTGTAGGCACAGTCCTTGACTATTGATGCACGGGTCACATCTTTATAATTGACTGTGCGACAAGGCACTTTGATTGAATCAGCAATTATCCAAGGTGCGAACAATCCATCTAGCTTAGAACGAATGTCAGTGCGCGTAGCAGAGAGGTCAAGGTACAGAACACCAGCCTTCTCTTCATCAAACACAAAGCCATTGCGCTCTTGCTTCGCCATAATCCAAGCCACTTGGTGTTCAAGTTCTAAGGCTTGTTCACTATAGGCCTGTTTAATTATTGCTTCATACAAAACAGCAGTGACTTCAACGTCTTGCTGGCAGTACTCAAGCATCTCTTCAGAGTAAACATCCCACGCTGCTTCTTGGTCTGCGTAGTCTCCTTTGAGAATACCTAAGCGGTAACCCCATGCCTTAAGTGAGTGGGACCCATACATCTTACGAGGGAACTCTGGCATGTTGACGAGCCTTTCTGCATCGTCTTCTTTAATGCTGGACCAAACCAATCTGACACACACCAACGTGTCTAGGACTGAGGGTGATTTGAAGTTAGGGTGTAACTTTTTGATAGCAGGAACATCAAACTTAATTCCGTTGTGAGCTATTAACAACTCAGCAGATTCAAGTAGCTTGATGCCCTTGCCTATCTCGTTAGGTCTAAAGGAATGAACCTCACCTGTGTCAACATCTTTAGCTACGATGCAATGGATACATGTGAGTTCATCCAGCAGTCCGTTCGTTTCAATATCGACAATGAGTTTCATACTTATTTCTCTCTAGCTAACTATAAAGGTGGCACGGAATCCTTTGACTTCATCAGCACGTTCAGAGCACAGACGGTGAAGGCTTGCCGTTGATAGACCAGTGGCTCTGCTTGCAGCAGCTAGGTTCTTATAAACCTTGGCACCATCATCCTCACCAATCACCACAACCTTGCGATGAAAGGGATGGTGGACTGCATGGGTCTGCTCAGATGGAGCTTTTGTTGGGGTGGTCTTCTTGCGGAATGGGTTAAACATTTGAGTTACCTATTTAGAAAGCTGCGTTCACATCATGAAGAGGGGCTGTGTCAAACACAGTCTGCTCATAGAGATGCCCAGTTTCTTGATTGTAGTTAAGTGGAATTGTCATTCCCGTGGATTGCCCTGTGTATCTATCTTTCAGGACACGGAATGTAGTTGTCTGTCTTTCTTTAATGTCTTCAGCTTGTTGGTTACGCTCCATGCCAAACATGAAGTGACACCAGAAACCGATAGCTCGACTGCCTTTGAAGTGTCTGATTGACACACGACCACCCTCTTCATGAGGTTTGCCTTCAGGTGTAGCGAGGTGAGATACCATTGTGATGATGATGCCTAGACGCTTAGAAATTTTAGCTACGTCAGAGGTGATGCGTTCCAATTCGATACGCTCATCAGTACCCTGCCCTGTGGCTAGTGCAGTGAGGTGGTCGATGTAGAACAGACGGATACCATCAGCGTGGTACATGTACTCAATGTTAGCTTTGACAACATCCCACTCACAGACCCCAAAGGAATCGTAGAGGCGAATCATGTCTGACTCTTCAAGAGTATTAATGGCTTCAACACGCTGTTCTTCTGTCCAATCACCATCAGGGATATGGAACATCTTGCCTGCATGCTTGCCTGCTAAACGGATGGCAGTCTCAACTGGCATTTGCTCTAGGAAGAACACACCAACCTTCTCCTTCAACACTTGCATATCGTAGATGATTTGCTGTGTCATGAAGTCAGTCTTGCCTACACCAGTACCTGCACCTAGACAATAGACTTCACCGTACCTACGTCCATAGGTCTTACGGTTGAGAGTCTCAAGGAACCAAGGCTTGCCCCACTCGACAGGTTTGTCTAGCGCAGAGCGAATGTCCTTGAGGCTTACGATACCATCAGGTCTGTACGTCTTAGCGTTCCAGATTGCGTCCATGATTAGACGATGTTTGCCTGCTAGTAATGCTTCGTTAGCATCCTTGAATCCGTTGATGTTACCTATCTTTACCTTGCCTGCTTCAAACAGTGGAGCACACGCTTTCGCTGCCTCTTCTCCTGCCTCATCTCCATCCATAAGGAGGATAATTTCTTGGAATTCTTTGAAGTAACTCATGTTGGCAGCAATGGATTTAGCTGCACCTGCTGCACCATTTGGCACAGAGATTACAGGCCACTTATTATCTTGGACCTGAGACACAGCCATCGCATCAAGCGCGCCTTCGCAAATTACTATCTTCTTACCTGATGAAAATAATTGAGTGCCAAACATTGGCATCTTGCTGAAGTCACCGAGGATGGGGAAGGACCCCTTGTCTTGGTAACGTAGTTGTTGTGCGACCAGCTTACCTTCAGTGTTGTGGAGTGGTGTGATGTGAACAGGTTGTCCATTGTGTGAGCCTACTTTGTATCCATAGTGACGGGCTGTCTCTTCAGAGATACCTCTATGTCGCAGTGAACGAATCTCACCATCAATTAAGTTACTTGCCATGCGTGTACTACTCCTAACAGTTTGAATATTCTCCCCCTCTGCAGGCCACTCCATGTGGTTGCAGGTAAGGGAGAAGCAGTAAGCTCTGCCAGATGCATAGCGTGCTAAGTTGTCGCGTGAGTTACAGCTAGGGCAACTCTCACGTCCAATCATCGGGCTATCATCTTGGTCACGGGGCTTACTCATGGTTACCAGCCTAAGCGGTATTCAGAGTAGGTAGCCCGTGCGCCATCTTTTCGCTCAGCCGTGATTTCAAACCCCTGCTTCTTAAGGAGGTGGACCACAGCAGCTAGTCGTGTGATTCCATACAATCCAATGGCTTCGATAGAGGTAAGCTTGCGGTTGTTGGTTAGGTGGTTAAGTACAGTTTGTGATTGAGTCATAATTTTTCTCTCGATAGTTGAGTTCATATATAGGAATGATGGCCCCCCGAAGAGGGCATACGGTTTACTTACCGTGATGGTGCAACCTTTGCTCTAGCCCTTTAGCTGAGCCACTCTCGTACATCAAACGATGGACAGTCTTTCTGCACATCAGGAAGGTCCCGATGTCCTAGAACTTCAGCGGTTGGGTAAGTGAGTTGGAGGGTTGTTACTACATCAGCAAGGGTGCTGAACTGTTCAGGTGTGAAGTTGTTCTCAGATACTTTGACATCATCTTCAGTAACGCCACCGACTAATGCGATGCCAATACTTTTGTGATTAAAGCCCCGTGCGTGAGCGCCAACAGCGTCTATTGGCCTGCCCTCTTCTAGGGTCCCATCACGTTTAATAATTATCTGATAACCACAACCAAGGAATCCGCGATGGCGATGCCATGCGTCAACCTCAGTGAAGCCTATGTCCATTGAGGGTTTTGTTGCTGTGCAGTGGATTACTATGTAGTCCGTACTGCTTCTGTTAGCCATGAATGAGGGATACTCCCCTTAGCGAATTGGAACCCATGCTTCTCACACCACATAGCGTATGTAGTTTTGGAAGCCTTTGAGATTCTTTGGTTTGGATTGCTGAACACAAAACGAATGTCCAGATGAGGGTGTTGGTTTTTAATAAGTAGATGCTTCTGCCTATCGTCAGTCATGAACCTCCCTTTCAACTCTATAATCATGGTTCCGATTACAAAGTCAGGGGTGTACTTGGATTGACGTGCAGGGCGTGTGTATTCAATCTTCAATTCTTCATAGGTGAAGGGGATGCCTTGAGTTGTTAGCTCGTCAGCAACCCTCTTCTCTAATCCAGAACGGAACCCATACTTAAGACCAACGAAGTAATCTTTAGAACGGGATGTCGTCATACTCACCTGCTTCTTCTAGCTCTTTATTGAGAGACTGTTCAGAGGTAGCGCCATGCGGTGCAGGTGGTGTGTACTCGAAACCATCTTCAACATCGAAGCCAGCAACAGCGGCTGAAGAAACAGCAGGTGCAGAGGTTGCATCCAATGCTTCAATAAGCTGAACAGTCTTCATGCGTAGTGAGACACCAGCACCAACCAGACCTGTGTAGTAGGTGATAGGTTGGAAGCCAATACGTACACGACTGCCATTCCACGTTGGGACCTCAGTAGTGATAGGCTTCTTCTGTGAATCAATCACGATAGGCTTCTGAGTGAAGTCACCATCACGGGCATTAACCAATGCCTTAAGCTTGAACTTGAACGACACATCACCTGTCTCTTCATCAATGATGTAAGGTGGGTTGGTTTTGATTTTAGCCTTGGGCTTGCCTGTCTCTTCCACAGCGTCAGCAATAGCCTTCTCCATGAACGCATCAAGCTGAGCCATCAGAGGCTGAGCCTGTGCATTCTCAATGTTCAAGGTACAACCAAACTCCCCATTATCTGAGAATTTATAATCTGGGGTGAAGCACTTAAGCCATTCAGTGCGGCCTTCAGGTGTTACGATTTGAGGTATTTTGTTTGACATAGTTATCCTAGTTGTCAGGTGCATATAGATATGCGTTGGGTTTAAATAATGTGAGTCCGAATGAACTCATCAAGAATTACTCCTTGGGCTGCTAAGGCGAACGCAAGGTCTACTGGTAAAGGGTCACCGTTTGCTAAAAGCAATGCGGCTTGAATCTGTTCAAAAGTTTCTGGTTCCAAATTCCTTCTCCATAAAAAAGCCCCTGTTTGACGAGGGGCGGTTTGCTTACTGTGATAGTGCAACCTTTGCTAATTGCTAGGCTGCACCTGATGCAGTACTGAAAGTATTAGGCAAAAGAATAACGGGCCTCGGCTGTAGAAGCTAGGTCCAATGTGCCTTTACTAGGTGGTAGTGGAATGTCCTCACGATTCTCAGGCTTCATCTGTGCGCGCATCTCTAAGTAGAGAGCGTGGACAATATCACCTGCCTCATACATCTCCACTAGCGAATCTCTAATGATGTGCCAGTACTCGTCACTATCTGCTGCATGTGTGGCGAATGAGTCATGAATTTGAGAGAAACTACCAATGCCTACATCAGCAGAGCGAGACACTGTGAGGATAAGGTGACTCGCGTCCCAAGAATGGACGGTGTTAGGGGCCATCGCTTGAGCAGACTTGCGTGTGCATATCTGGTCAGTTGATTCCTTCAAGGTCAGGTAAACAAGAGCACCATTGATTGAAGTCTTCACACGCCTAGGGTTGGTGTCGTAGTAAGACTGCACCACAGGGAATCCTAGAGGTGTTGTCCATCGGACAGGCATTGCATGAAGTGCTCCATCAGGCATCTCAAACTTCTCTTTTGCTACCTTGCTGGCTGCATCTGTTAACCACTCCATTAATACGGCTGGGCGTTTAACTGAATCAACAACAGCATCCCAAAGTAGACGAGCGATGTAGCTAGAGGCACGGTATCCGTTGTCATAACTGAACGGGAATTCCTGACCTGTCTTGTTACACTCTCGCATCAATGGATGCATGATGTCAGTCTGGATTTGTTCCTTGAATCCGTACTGCTTTGAGCCGTAAGAATATGTCATACAAGACCTTTTCGAGTGACTCCTACCAAAGCCATGCTTCAACCATTCAAGTGCTAGCTCCGTGTAATTTGGGACCCTCACGCCCATGTTGTTCTTGATAGCTGGACCCCAATGTTCGAAGGGCTGCTCACTGTCCTTGCGTAGCTGCTCAACAACCTTGTCTGCAACAATCTGGTACAGGTCCATAGGCTTATCAACAGGTAGAAGGTTCACGTTCAACGCTGTACTGGCACACTTAGTTGCCATACTGAGGTGCTGCAAACCGCTAGCACTGCCATCAAGTGCGATTGGTATGTGACTCACGAATGCGTCCCCTTGCTCAAGGAATCCCTTCCATTCCATAGCAGCAGCCATGAATTGCAGAGGTTTGTCAGCATCAACCCATTGACGGTGCTCAAATGGATTCTCAACACACTGCATAATCCAATGTTCGTTGTCCATTACCCATTGAACCCGTGCTTCAAGAGTGTCCTTATCAATCTTGTCAAACCCACCTGTATTAGCTAACTGAATTGCCAACCAACGCCACCCTGTCTTACCAAGAGGCTTGCCATTAGCAAACTGGAGGGTGGCTTTCATTTCATCGGGTCCCATCCCATTGTATGCTGAAACCGCATAGACACGTCCACGAAAGTCAAGGTTGTAACCAAAGAAGAACTCATCAAACTCAGAGAATTCTTCAGCGGTTGCCATTGTGCTGCTGAAAGAGATTCGCTTGGCTGCACTCTCTCTGTTTGCTGCATCAATCCTGTTCTTTTCTTTATAGAATGCTGCCCATTGTTGCTTGCTTTCTAGCTCAAAGTCTTCAGCTAATATCTCAGTCTCATTCCAACGAGGTGGGATAGACGGACACCACTCAACACCAGCATCCCATAACTCATTAACCAAGTTGAGGATATCCTTGTTTACTGACCAAGCTGTGCGCTGCATTGCATTAACACCGTGAAGGACAACATCAATATCAGCATGCTTGAGTTCATCCATGTAATTGTTGTTGTTGGTCTTAACAAAACGGACAGGTCTGCAGTAATGTGAGTAGTAAATACCACCTGATAAGTTCTCATAACTCCAATCCCTAGGCTGGATAACCAGAGGCTTATACTGAGGGGCTGTAAGGCCTATACGAGAGCATCTCTCTTCAATCCATACCAATGTCTCAGGTGTAGCAACCAACCTCTTAACGGTGTTGTGCTTGCCCTTAGACTCGGTTGTAATCTGGACTAAACCAACAGTCTCCATGAGGATGGTGAGTAGCTTAGAACCTATGGACATTAGTTGTGCTGCTGTCCAAGATTCCCAGTTATTGATGGTCCCCTTACCCGTTTCATCGTTCATTGCATTGATGATTACAGTGCGCTTCCAGTGTCCCTCTTTACGGTTAGAAGCATCAACCAATCGTTTCCATAACTGGGCATCTTGCTTGCGGAGGTCAGCTAATCTGAATTCATCCTCAACCTGTTCTGCTGCCTTCTTTACTATTGATTGTAATGTCCCATACTTGATACTGATTCCGTTGATAATGAACTTCATAAACACAAAGCCCATGACGTTGGCATCACCCCCCTTTAATAACTTACGGACTGACCCACCACGACCACCACGGCCTAGGTCCCCTTCCATGTACTCAGTGATACCCTCTGCAAATTTAGCTAGGCCATGAGTCAACATAGCTTGACCATACTGGGTCCCAGATTCACCCCTTTGTCCCTTCTGTTTGTCTATCTGTTTAGCTACTCTCTCAACACCAACATCCCTCATTCTTTTCTCAATGAGTAGCTGGGCATCCATCAAGTAATCACCTGTTACAACTGTATCTTCGACTTGGTTCATTTGAACTTCCTTTCTGTTGTGTTTTGTTTCAATGCTGAAACCTTTTAACCACAGCTATACGCTCTGGCATGACCCTTTGGGCCATAGTGCAACCTTTGATATTAAGCTTTTACTAATATACGATTTGTCCTCATTTGGACCTCATTTGTCCTACTTATTGTGCTCCTTAATTTGCTCTGAATTAGTTTCAGTACTGGTAAACGGTAGCCAAAGAAAGGCCACACCACCTGTATCAGTGATGTAGCCTAGGAATATATCTTAGTGAATTCTTTGCGCCTGTCCCTAAAAGAGACTGTGAAAATGGCGCGCCCGAGAGGATTCGAACCCTTAATTTGCTCGACCTTCTCATAGAATTCGTAGATATATCAGGCACTTAGTGCTTGCTGAATACCATTTGGTAACTCATTTGGAGACAATTTGTCCTGCCCTTTGTCCATCATTTGGAGGGCTGTTATGCCTGACTGCAAGGCACTGTCTGTGACTTTTGCATAACGTGCTGTTTGTGTGATGTTGCTGTGTCCCATTAGCTGCTGGACAATCTTAAGGTTAACGTCTGCCTCAACTAAACGAGTGGCAAAGGTGTGGCGCATGCCGTACCAAACTTCCTCGTCTGTCCAGTTCATCACAGGCCTTACTAGCTCATTCCAGAAGCGCGTACAGTGCCACTTATAGTCGAGCTTAGCAAACGGCTGGTGGTCAGCAGTCTGCCACTGTGAACGCTTCATAAGGATGCGCTTTACTCGGTCAGTCATTGGGATATCCCGTGACTTCTTGGTCTTGCTATAAGCCTTCGGTATGCGTATCACTGGGCTTCCGTTTACATCGTGCTTAATCCAATCACAATGGAAGCTGTGAGCTTCACGCCAAGGCCTCATGCCAGTGTCAAATAACACTACAATGAAATCCACAAGCAGGTCATTGATAGATGAACAATGGAAGTCCATATCACCTGCAAGGCCTATCAGGTTGCTCTCTTCCACAGGGCTGTAGTAGCGCATGCGTGAGTTGTCCCCGATGCTTTCCCATTGGATGATGGGTGGGTGCTTCAAGCGTCCTGTGTGGGCCATGTGCTTAAGCATTGAGGATAGGCAGGTTAGCTTGTTGTTGATGGTTTTGGGCTTGTTACCCTTGTTACGCAAATGCCTGATGTAAGAATCAATCATCATTGTATCAACATCTTCTAAGCGGTGTGCTTTTTCCTGCTTAATAAAGAACTGCTCAATCGACTTCCAGTACTGAACCACTTTGGTCTGGTAGTCGTTGCTCTGATAGGCCCACTTGTGCTCCCACGTTTCATCATAGGCTAGCTGCAGGGTTAGACTTGTGCCGTGGCGTAACTGCCCACCGACAGGCCTAAGACCCCGTGCCATATCTGCAATGGCCTGCGCTTCAATAGCGACTGCCTCTGCATGTAGGTCTAGGCCTTTGACAAAATCAACGAAACGGTGACCGTCACGCATTACTTTTATCTGCCAGCCTGTTGCTTTTTGATAGATAGACATAATCCTGTCTCCTAATTAAAATGAGAAGTAAGTTGCTTGGCAAAAGCTTTGCCCTTCTCGGTAAGTTGGACATAACGCACTCGCCTGTCTAAAGGGTCGGTTGTCAGTTCAACAAGGTTTAGCGGTTCGACTTTACGCCTTGCCACTGTGATGTCAGATAGTGCAGCTACACACCTGCTAACATTTGAACCTGTTGTGTTCATAGCATTGCAAATCTCGCGCCCTGTCACTGAGCCACGTCTAGCAACTACTATAAATACACGCATCTGCATGGCTGTCATTTCGACATATAATTCGTTGAAATTTGCCAATGCCCCTGCAAGACCTGCGAGTGTTTTCTGTTCAATTGTATCCATACTATTCACCTTCTATAATTAAATATTGTGTTCCAACACCGAGATTATATTGGCAGTGCCAAAAGTATGGTGTTATGTAAAGGTCGCCACGCCCTAATAAATCTGAGTTTGCATCGACCATCCAAAACCAGATGGGCCAGTTTGATTCTCGCATCCATGCCATCATTCGACAGTTTATTTTGGATGCTATGCTAAAAATTGTCATATTTAGTACGCCTTTTTATCCAGTGCTTTTAGGTCGTTTTTAGTAAATAGGGCATATTGTCCCCATTCAATAATAAATTCTACCTTAGCTATTCTTAAAAATAAATAATGAGATGGCGTCAATTCCACCTCGAAAATTCCGAAAATACTGATATTAAACAATCTTTTGATAGTCTATTTCCCTTGGTCGCTTAATACTGATTATTATTAAAACGCTGGTGATTTGAATTATACTCATTATTGAAACCTATTGCATACAGCCAATAGTCTTGTACGCACCATAAAGCTGCCCTATAGCGCAGTAATCTTGATTTTCAATCAAATCAATCAAATCTAAAATGTCAAATTCCATATACCGTCCCCTTGTGCTGTTTTGTTTTGTGTTGGCTCAGTATTGAACCCCCCAAAAACGCCCCCTATGTTGAGGCGCTTTAAGTGGACCCATTACGCTGTTCTGACCCTCCGAGCTATGTCTGCTATCAGAACCCGTGCCTCGTTGCTTGTGTACCTGCTAGCTGCCCTGCGTCCCATTGCGTAATGGTGGTTTAATGTCATAGCCTCACCTGCATCTATCGCCTTGAGGCCTAGCGCGCGTTCAATGGACAATCTAAGTCGCTTTTGCTGTTCGTATCTGCTCATTTCATCACCCCACCCTTTGCCATTTCCCAAACATTCAATACCTTGTGTGCTTTGTCTGCCGTCCAATCCAAAACCTCACCGTTTACCATGGCTGCTACGTGTCCGCTGTAGCTCACAATGTAGTGGCCTTTTGGATATACCTTGCCAATTGAACGGGCTGTGAATAGATTTCCCTTGTCTGTCTTAGGGTAGAATCTGCGAGTACCAATCCCTAGCTTATGGGCTGCGTTTAGTATCTGTGTATCGTAAACACCTTGGCCCTTTTTGCGCCCAAACACTTTAAGCGCGGCCCGTGCTTGTGGGTAGGTGACTTGACCAGCGATAGCCAAAGCCATGACGCTGCAGTCGCTTGTCTCCCCTAGTTTCTGGGATGTCTTAAGTAGACGCTGGTATTTATTAATTGCCATGATGTTTATGCTCCTGCAGCTAGGCGTGCTAGCTTTTTTAGTATTTCATCTTTAAGAACTGTGTTTTCAATATCCTCAGCCACTACCCACTCGTTTCTACGCTGGTAAATTGCTGTAAGCGGTGCGCCTTGCTCTGATGCCTTGCGTTGCTCATTGCTGATATAACTGGAAAAGCTGCCCAAATTGCGCCCCCATATGGCGATGCATTTATAGGCTGATGGTAGATAAATTTGCATGATGTTGTTCCTTGGTTATCGTTTGGCGTAGGCGCTTAAATTGGCTAGATATTTGGCAGGGTTTTTGTTTCGTTCCATGTTCCCCACCCATGCAGCAACACATGATTTGGTTGACGTGATACCGAGCCAAATTCCACGGGCACCGTTAGGGCCTGCAGTTATCCATTGCCCAACCTGCAGGGCTTCGCGCTCCGAATAGGTAGCGGCCCAAATGTCTACAGTTTTTTGATACTTTGCCATGATGTTTACTTCCTTTTGTTGTGCTTGTTGAGGTCTACATAAACGCCCTTCTAAGGCGCTTAAATTGAACCCATCTAAGGCTTTGGAGTTGGTGCAAAGATGCAGACTAGGCCCCCTACAACGCCCCCTAGGACAATCAAACCAAGTACCGCTAAAAGTGGGTATGTGTGTGGCAAAAATGTGATGTGTTCCATGCTGTTAAATCCCCTGTATTGAAAGTATTAGTGCTGTTTGTAGCTAACGTGTTGAACATCTGCAGACCAACAAGCGCGGCAATCTTGGCACCCGTCTTGTGTCTTTTCACTGGCAGGGCAAGCTTGACCGCGACCGCCATTGTCTGGAGTGTGGACGCCACTTGTAAGGCCCTTAAACTTGTTCTTTGACTGGTTCACCATGTCATCTGATAAACGGGTTACACAATTGGCAAGGCCTAGCAAAGGACGTGCAAGGATTGGTTCCTTTGTTGGTATCCAGTGCTTGACGTGTGGTGTCAGTTCAATGGCTGTCTTGATTAGTTGGACATATTCGGCACTAAACAAATCACCTGCGCTGTGCCACCTGAAATAAGTCTCTTTTTCCATGCAGATAACAAAGGCAGCAAGCCACAAATAGTCTATGTGCTCAGATTCAAGGGCTAGCTTGATTAGGTCCCATCTGCGTTGCTTTGCCGTCTTAGCTGGTTGCATTCCATCGTGGCCCTTGACTGCATAACAATCAAAGCAAACGGTGCCTTTAATCAAGCTCAATTTGCCACCTCTAGGGCAGCTTTCACGGGCTGGTATAGCTAGGGTGAACGCTGGCATTTTGTTATTTTGTGATAGCCCGATAAAAGCACGGGCTTGCTTTAAGCCTCGCTTTGACCCTGTAATAAAGTCTATAGCATCCTTTTTGATTCCGCTGGTTGAATCTGCAAAAATCATGCAGGCCTTTGCAATGTCTGTCATGGTACTGGTTGCAATCATGTTCATGGTGGTGATTCCTTTTAAGTGTGTTGTTTGTGTGGGTTGCTTAAGACTGAGCACGTTTATAGAAGTCGGCACGGGCTTGTACAGTGTCCTTCTGACAATACCAACCGTGGTGAAACGCTCCATTAAAGAACTTCCACGTCACGTACTCACCACGCCAAACCGCAAGAACTACAGTGTCATGGCCATTTTGACCCATTGAAGTCAGGCACAAGATTGCACCCATTGATTCTGCATGCTTCTGCATTTGACCAAACTCAGTGGCGGTGTCAGCTTCTTCAATGCTGGCAGCATGGACCAACCGAACCCAATCCTTAACATCTGCTATAGAGTTGTATTCTTGAGCGTCATTGCCGTCCATGTTAGTTACTCTATAGGTGCTCCAACGGATGGAATCAGAAACGATAAACTCAAGGCCTTTATAATGGACCGTCACAGGACGTGGTGTGGATGCATTCAATTGTGTGATTGTAATTATGTTCATGGTGTTGATTCCTTTTATGCTGCAGCGTTGATTAAAAATGGAGTGACTAACAAGCCAGCCATGCAGATGGTTGAAACAAAAACTGCAATGGTGATACCAAAGTTTATGCTGTCTTGCTTCAATGGCTTGTGGTTCAGGTTTAACTTGGTTCTAATCTTAAGCTGTCGTTTTGTCCTAGCTGCAATTCTGCCTTGAAGCTCCAGCCGCTTATCAATCATGCGGCTATCATATGGAGTGCAGACAGTGCCAGTGCTTAAAGGCATCTTAAGAGAGTGAGCAAACTGTAATTGGGTCATATCGTTCATTTTGTTATTACCTATATAAGTGGGTTGGTCCGATTCAGCACTGCAGCCGCCTCGGTACTGCAACTAACTATAGTGAATGGTTTGAGGATTGCAACTTATTTCGATGCTGAACTGCAAATAAGTGTCAAATAAACCTAATTCAATAGGGAATCAATAGGATGTTGGTAGATGTTGGTGGATGTTTGGAGTTCAGTTGGAGTTCAATAGGTTGTCAATAGGTTGTTCAATGAGAAAAACAAAAACGGAAAAGTGTAAGTAGATGGAGAAAACAGACAGCACCATTATAGATAGTCAATAGGACCTCAATAGATAGCCAATTGAACCCTTTATAATGGCAATAAAGGCTGGTTACCTCTTATTGATTCAGCCATGGCAGGCCCTGCAGAGCCATTAGGAAAATGATTAGGACAAATGAAAGAGTCTTGACTTGTCTTTTGATAGGGCCAAGGGGGATTTCGGGCCGTCCCTATACGTAATTGGGGCCTCATAGTTTTTCGCCAAAACAAAAGTTGGAACATCCCAAAGAACTCATGCGGAACATCCCATAGACATCAAGTAGAAATCAAATAGCACACACATAAAGGATATCTTGAGGAGCTACATAAAGGATAGCTGTCGGACTATACCAAGAGAATGTTAGAGATGAACTCAGAGCTATGGTGTTGTAGATTAATACCTCAAACATCATATCTCAGAGATTAGTCCATCCCCTTCTCAGGGGTTCCCCCTTAGTGCAACCTTTGATATTAAGTTTTTACTAATATAGTCCACAACGCTGATTACATCCACGTCACAGCCCTAGGTTTCTGTCCTACAGCTTGGTCCATGAACTTCTCAATCTCTCTAGAGAAAGCTTCAGCCTTCTGAATGCTAGCCATCGACTCACTATCAGCGTCCATCTGTTCAGTCCAGTAGGCAACAGCCATAGCCAGAGCATCCAAGCGGTCATCATGAATGATTGCGCCTCTATCTCTGGTAAGTCTGGTCATCTGGTAGAACAAACTGTAAGCAGGTTCAGGAGCACTGTCATAGTCTTCCTTAATGAGCTTCTCATCGACTACCAAACGGTGCTGCATCATCACAGGCTCAAGGGTATCTATCATCCTCAACTCCTTCTGAGTGGAGTGACGGACTTCTTCTATAGCTACCTTGTGAATCCTATTGAGGATGGGTGTAAGTAACTTCACATACATACCATCACCGAAGTTAGACTCGACAATAATCATGTTCACAGACTCTTGCTTAGCGACTGTAGCTAGATTGGTCAACGTCTTGTCTGAGTAGCCTCCTGTGAAGCCACCTATACGAGTGACATACAGGTAACCATTCAACATCTTCACAACAGCATAGGCTGTCTCATCCTTACCACGACCAGATGGGTCAATGGACATAACTGAACCTTGGAAGTCCAACATGTCATCAGACATCCACATAGGACGATAGAACTTATCACCTGTGAATCCAACGATAGGGACATCTTGTACTATCTGAGAAGGTCCAGAGGCCCACGCTAGGTCAGCCCACCCCTTCTTAGGGTTCAATGCAGTCACCATCAAATCTGCTAGCTTCAGAGGGTACTTATCAGCATCTGCTAATGTAGTATCCAACATGAATTGTAGAGCAAATCCAGCCTTACCATAGGAAGCTTCACGCTCCATCAGGTCTTCTTTGGTGAATCGTTGAGGCTCAGTAGGAGCACCCCCCTGGTTCTCTCTACGGAGGTCTATGAAGGGAGCTAATCTGCCTTGATACATTGAGGCCTGTTTGTCTGTGGGGTACCTAGCAGGCCACACACGTATCTCATAGCCACGTTCTGGCAGGAGGTTGTATATGGACATCTCTGTCTGAGGTGTACCAAGATAAATCACACGACCATTAGGCTTTAGAACAGCATCAAACTCTTTGATAGCTTCAGATAACTTGTCTCTCATAGTCTGAGTAGCGGAGTTGTTTGTAACTTCCACGTCATCTGCGATTATTGTCTGAGCGCGTGAACCTGTAAGCTGACCTGAGATGCCCACTGACTTAACTGAAGGGGAATGGTCGGGTAAGCTAGGCCCAACATCAAAAGCAATGACAGAATCACGCTGACCATTTTTAGTTCTAAGGTGGGCGAGTAGTTCAATTTCATTGATAAGTCTTTTAGTAAATGTTGAGAAGGCATCAGCACGTTCTTTGGAGGCTGATACAACGAGAATCTTGTGTTGAGGGTCACAATATAACAACCACACCACATAGGCTGAAGTTATCCATGACTTACCGATGCCACGGAATGCTTCAATGACACAACGTCTAGGCCCCATTTGGAGGTAGCTTCCCATGTCGTACTGGATTGGGGTAGGGTCTGGGAGATTCAGGGTGTGCCATACAATCCATAAGAATTTACGGAAGTCTTGTTTGATAGGGTCGTCTACTACCAACTGAGTGGAGGGTTGTGCCATGTGTTACCTAGTGTCTGGGGAGTTCATCTTCACTGAAGTCAGGAAGAGCATGAATAAGATTGTCCAAAGGGTTGCCTTGGGTCGGTACACCATCAATGCCGTTGTCCTTGAGGAACTGACGGGCTACGTTGAGGATGCTTGCAGATGTATCACCAGCCTGTACTTGACCTAGCAGTTGTGTAGCTAGTTCAGCGTGAAGGTCTGCCATGATTTCTTCTAAGCGGTTGCTTGTGCTCATGATGTAAGTCCTTTAGCTTTCTCATAACTGCGTAGTCCACCTAATCCTAGGAGGGACATTACAAGTGTTGAGAGTTCTGCTGCTTGAATAGAGGGTAGTTCTGCTGGAAGTGCATAGAATGCGTTGATAAGTCCAGCAAAGGGGAGGATAAGGAACTGGTAACCAAGACCAATTGCACATACCCACCCTATCGCAGGCCTCCACCCAGCAACGAACACGGAGCTATGTTTAGCACCTTCGATGTTTGCCATCGCTTGTAAGTTGTGGGGTTTTTGGAGGAGTTCAGTTATCTTTAGAGTGGCATTCGCCTTCTCTTCATCAGATGTGAACAGGTCATCAAGACCTTCCATGACACTCCCTGCAATCCCAGCGAAGGGGTTGAGAGATGCCATGATATTTTCCTAGTTTGTTAAAGTGCTGCTAGTTTAAGCGCACCCATGATTCCTAATTGGTCTGCAAACACAACTGCGCCTGCACCCACAGCAATCCATTTGATTTGCTTGAGAGTCATAGTGATTATTTCAAGAGTTGTCTTTAAGTCAGTGGAGGTTTGCTTGAGGATAGAGATTTCATTCTCATGACCGTCCACTCTCCACTCTATTTTAGTGAGCCTTTCGTTATACTGCTCCATTACCATCCCCGTAAGTTGTGCCTGACTCAGGCTGCTTCATTAATACAGCAGGAAGTGTAGGGACTTCAGAGGCTAAGGGCGTAAACCCCCAGCCCCAATCAAGTCCGACCTCCTCTGTGGCTGGTACAATCCATTCAAAGTCTGTCATGTTTCTACATACTCATCATCAGGGAAACCATCCCATCCCCAAGGGGTCCGATAGCACATACCATCTTCATCATCAGGCATACGTGTTCCACCCATAGCTAGGATAAACTTAACCATGTTGTCACCACGGGGATGAAGGATGATGCGCTGGATGCCTGTAGGCTTCATGAGTTCTTCTACCACTGAATTACTTGGAGGAGCATAAGCCCACGCCAAGGAGCCAGAAGCATCAGGACCAAAGAAGCTTAAGACAACATCGAAAGTTCCTTGAGCATCTACAGTCCCACTCTGTACCATTAACAATACATCTGTGCCTACTTCTCGCAATTCAAATACAACTGCTGTCTTGAACATTTCATGGAGTCTATTTTTTAAAGTGTTCTTAACATGGAACCCTTTATATATCCCGTCTTGAGCAACACCTTCACTGTCAAGAGGGATACTTGTGCCTAGGTTACCTTCAAGGATGTACGGCTCACTAGAGGCATACAACACATCAAAGTCACTGTCGGATATCGCTGTTATTAATTTTGAATACATCATGATATTGTCACCGTTGAGGAGCCTCCCGTTAGTATGCTTCCCATCGAACAGTCCCACTTCCACTGCGTTATTGGAGTGTTAGTTCCTGTGGACATTTCTGTACCTGAAAAATAATAGGAACCATTACCCACCGTGAAAGTCGTACCGTCAAGAGTTATGGAACTAATAAAGTTCTCAGGGTGGTTACCTGCGATTATGAATACGAAGTACCCTTGACCCGCATTATTAGCACTCGCAGCCCAGTGGCGTGTTGATATGTTATCTATACGCTGACCTTTGAAGGTGGTAGGGCTGACTGAACCGTGGTTACTTCCAATAGCGTAGTTGTCCATATTCAGGGATTGGTCCCATCGGAAGTAACCTCGCTGGTCGTTGTCACCCATCATCTTGTCACCGCGCAGTGCAGCATAAGCATTCTGAGTTGTTAAGGTGGTGGCTGCTGTGTAAATCAAAGAGCCATTAAGTCTGACCTCACTGACTGTAACACCATTGAAATTCACAGTTGCCAAGTTACCGAAAGCAATTGATTGACTCATATTGCCTCCTTAAGTAGTAATGTTCAGGGTAGTACCTGACATAGAGAATGTAGCACCAACGGGACCTTGAGGACCTGTACTGCCAGTAGAACCTCTGGAACCTGTCCCACCTTGAGGCCCTTGAGAACCCGTACTTCCAGTAGAACCTGTACTACCTGCACTGCCAGTGTTACCAGTGTTACCTGTATTTCCTTGAGGCCCTTGAGGCCCTTGAGGACCAGCACCACCAGTTGGGCCAGTGTCACCTTGAGGACCAACAGAGCCTTGAGAACCCGTAGCTCCTTGCGAACCTGTTAAGCCTGTACCACCTTGTGGACCTGTTGAGCCTGTATTACCTTGCGCTCCATCATCACCATCAGCGCCTGCGTTACCTTGTGGGCCTGTATTACCAGTACCACCAGTAGAACCTGTAGGTCCAGTTGAGCCAGTACCACCAGTAGGGCCAGTGTCACCAACAGGTCCTTGAGGGCCAATGCTACCAGTGTTACCTGTTGGACCTGTACTTCCTGTCGGACCAGTGCCACCAGTATTACCTACGGGACCTTGAGGACCAGTATTACCAGTGTCACCATCAGGCCCTGTAGGACCAGCACCACCAGTAGAACCAGTTGAACCTTGTGGTCCTTGAGAGCCAGTTGAACCTGTGTCACCCGTAGGTCCAGTACCGCCAGTAGGTCCAGTTGAACCTGTGTTTCCGATAGGGCCTTGAGGACCTGTATCACCTTGAGAACCTTGAGAGCCTGTAGCGCCAGTAGAACCTGTATTACCTTGTGGTCCTACATCACCTGTAGCTCCAGTAGAACCAGTATTACCCTTCTCAGCCATTAACTGCCAAACAAGGGGTTGTGCAGAAGGGACTGTTCCAGCAGATGAGTCTTGGAGTGCTGCATATGACGCACCATTATATGTAACAGCGTCAAAGGTTTCGTAAGCTGTCGCAGAAGACCAAGCGCCTTTCCATGCGATACGCACCTTACCTATATTTAAAGTTGGCATTAGATTGTTACCTCTAGTTCACCGTTTGAATTGATTGAGAAGTCTTGGTCTGCGGCACTACCGTAATATTCGATAGTCAGCATTCCTGTGTTCGGGTCCATGTAGAAGTTACCGAAGGCAAGTCCTAATGCAGTTGGACCGAGAGGACCAGCAGCACCCACAGGACCTGTAGGGCCTAATGGGCCTTGGTCACCATCGACACCTTTGTTACCAAAGTCTCCTTGAATACCTTGAGGACCGTCTGGGCCTAGTGGTCCTGTAGAACCTGTTGGTCCTTGTGAGCCTGTAGCTCCTAATGGACCGTCATCACCTACTGGGCCTTGAGAACCTGTCAGTCCCGTAGGACCTTGAGAACCTGTAGAACCAGTAGCACCAACAGGGCCTTCATTACCTACTGGGCCTTGAACACCTGTCTCTCCTGTAGGGCCTTGAGTACCTGTAGAACCAGTGGGTCCCATAGGACCGTCACCACCTTCAGGGCCTTGTGTACCTGTGATGCCAGTTGGGCCTTGTTGACCTGCCTCACCAGTTGGCCCAAGAGGACCATCATTACCTTCGGGGCCTTGAGAACCAGTTCCACCTGTCGCACCTGTAGGACCTTCATCACCAACAACACCTTGTATGCCTGTTGGGCCTACGGGTCCTGCTGTGCCACGGGGGCCTTGGCTACCTGTAACTCCTTGGTCACCTATAGCACCTGTGTTACCTAATTCACCCTGCTCACCACGGGGTCCTTCAGGTCCAATAACACCTTGAGGTCCAAATGGTCCTTGAGGGCCAGTGCCGCCTGTATCACCTGTTGCACCTATTGGTCCTTGAGGGCCTTCAGATAGTGAGAAGGTGAGTAAGCCTGTGTTTACATCATAGTCAACAGAGCCTGTGGCTCCATAAGGAAGCGAGGTCATTGCTGTGGTTAAGCCATATAGCTCATCACGTATGTGAACTACATCGGTGTGCTTGATTACAACGTCATTGTGCTTGGCTAACACTTCGCCATGCTTGGTTGTCACGTCTGGCATAACACCATCAGCGTAGGCTTTGGTCACCACATCAGTTGGTTCAACAGGAGGAGCTATGTTTGCTAGCCGTTTGTTTGCAGCATCGAAAGCGCCTGCTGCATTTAATTGAATTGAGTTGTCTGCAGCGTCAAAAGCTTCTTGAGCTACATGGAATAACTGGTTGCTGTCTGTATCAAGAGAAGCTTCATTTAGAATTGAGCCATCTTGGAAATCAACAACGCGAAGTTCACGGTTGGTTGTTCTTCTAATGTCTATCACATCACCTATAGTAGGCGGTGTACTAAACTGTATGCGGCTTGAATCAAGCCATGTGAATGTACTAGCAACGCCATCAACAGATGCGCTCACTGTGTCCTGTGTCAGGTAAGTGAAGGTAACTATATAAGACGAAGTAGTACCGTCACCTGTGTATTGCACAAAGGATAAGGCCATAGTTGTTCTCTATGTTTTAAGAATTTGGATAAAAGAAACCCCTCGACTGAGGGGCTTTAAGGGTAGTGCTAGAAGAGTTGTTTCTTCACTTCGTGTTTCCTGAAGTCAAGGTCTTGGTACATCTGCTCAAATATAGGAGACTCTTTGAGTAACCTAATCTTGGCTTTGTCTCTGTACCTCTTTACGACCTTTGCCAACAAGGCAACATGAGGTGAGTTAACATCTAGGTAAGGGGATTTCTGGAGTTCCATATACTTATCAGAAGTGATTAGCGTGTACAGTGCAGACTCAAGGCTCTCACCTCTAATCTCTGTCTCGCCTATGAACCTGTTGTACTTTGCGTATACAGATTCTTTCTCACCCCTGTCATATATCTCACGGTAATCAACACGGCCTGCACTCAGGTTGCGTGGTGGCTCACCTAGAAGTCCCTCTTTATCCTGAACAATTCGCAGGTCAAAGATTTCTTGGAAGACAGTCTTCGCTACACTTTGAGTATCAGCACGTACATCAGGAGTCTTGAACAAGTTCCAACCATCATTGGGCTTCAACATTGGTTGACCTGTGACATCGTACTGAGCACCTAGCTCATCAGACCAGCCAGCAAGCTTCCGCTGCACTTGCTCCATTAAGGAAGTAGCTTCACGGACATTGGGGTCTCTGTTCATCTGGTTAGACATGTTAGGGACAAAGGATGTGACAGCACCATAAATCACAGATGTCGTTTTATTATCTTCACCTGTCAACATCTTCATCCAATCGTTGATTGACTGAAAGTAAGCCTTGTTAAGTATACTGTGAGTCACAGACATTTGGATTGCTTCAAGAATACTGGCAGTTCCATCCTGATACTTCTCAGGGTTCATCTTCCAGATGTAATGAGCGTTAGCAACAGAACCCATGATAGTTGAGAAAGGCTCAATCTTTTCATAGGGAACAGGAATCCCACCAATGTTAATTGTGTAGGGTTTGTTACCTGCTAACTCCCAAGCTTTACGCATCTTCCAATCTGAAGGGCCGCCACCTGTTAGCTCATTAGACTCTGCCGTGTACCATAAGTAAGCAATAGCCATTGCACCTACTTTCTTACGCGCTCTAAGCTTAGCTATCTGAACCTTGTCACCAGAGGCCAAGATTTGCTTCTGCTTAGCTGAGATATGCTTCGTAATAAGTTCAGGCAGAGGCGCATACTGGAGAGCATAGGAGATAGAGTTAACAGGAGCACGTCTAAATGGTAGGACAAATGCACCTACACCGCCTCCCATTCTAGCTATACCATTAACAAGTGAACCAACAGGACCAACAAGTTCTTCTGTGAAAGTCTCCATACGCACTTCACGCATGATGGCTTCATCAATGACACGACCTGACTCATCGAACTTAGAGGCAATCTCTTTCTCAATGAACTTGGTGTATTCTTCACTGCCAACTTTGAATGAAGTCTTGCCTTGTTCCTTTGCAGTCAACTCCAGCCTCTTCGCTTCAACAACTGCGTCAGCAAATGCCAGCGAGTGAGCGCGTGTGAACTTGTGTTGTTCATCTAAGGCCATCAATACAGTGTGGGCATAACCTGTCACATTCTCATATATGATACGCTTCTTAGACTTGAACTGGTTACCTGCCTGATGAGCACTAGATTCAAGGTGAGTTACACTAGGGTCACTAATGTGTACGCCCATCTTCACAGCCTTCATCGCAGTCTTCCAGCCTTGCTTGTAGTATTGCATGTTGCCTGAGTATTGAGCCAAGGCTCTTGTACGGGCCAATGCATCTTCCATCTTTGAAGCACGGGAGGCTTTAGTAAGACCAAAGTTGTGGCGACTTACATACTCTAAAGCAGGTTGGTATATCATCTGGAAGTGGTTTGATACTGCAGCTAAAGTCATGGTGGATATACCACCCAACATTGAGCCAGCACGGACCCTGTTAACTTCAGCAACAATCTTCTTCCACCGACTCGGCTCTAGCAAGTCACGGATTTCTTTAGGTCCTTTAATCTTGCCAGATTCTAGACCATTGATTATGTCCTTGACTAATTTATCAACGACAATAGGTCCATTCCCATTCTCTATAGCCAGCATTCCCTGTGCATCAATGACAGGTAGGATAGTCTCAGCTTCTGCTTCTAGAGCTTTCTCAGCAGTGTTCTGAACATCATCAACGAACCCACCACGGATAAGAGTGTCATCTGCGATAGCCATTGCTCTACGTGAGCCAAGCACTTGTGACGCACTTTGAGATTGCTTGAGTGTGAGTGGTGTCAGAGCATTAGTCATCTCAACAACCTTAAGTAGTTCAACTATCTCCTTCCTACTCAGCCCTCCTTCTATGCCTGTGTCTGCATGCTTATACGCAAGACGCTTCAGTTCCCCAAAAGTCCATGCATGTAAGTCACGGGTAGATTTGATACGAGCAGTGATTGCTCTTTGTGCATCTAAATCTCCTTTCAGCAATTTGATGATTGAGTTGAAATCACCACCTGTCGATTCAGCCAGTTCTTTAGCTGCAACCTTACCTTCTTCAGCAACCATTTCTAAGGTCTGCGAATCCCGTGGGTTCTCATCTAAGTACTTCTCAGCACGTTCTAGTACTAAGTTCTGGACATCCTTACTTGTTGACATCCTGTCTACGTTGTAAGGCATTGCTCTTGTGTTGCCTTCTTCATAGATTGAGGGCTTGGGGTCATTCGCTTTGGATTCGCCTGAAGGTCTGCGTGGTTTCTTTGAAGGTTCAAACATGGTGTTAATAACCAAATCACCATCAAGGTCCACATCACCATTCTTTGCCCCTTCTTTTAGCTTTGCTTTGACTGACTGCGCCATCTCGTCAATCTCTTCCTCTAACTTATCAGGGAAGACACCACGTAAGAATCGCATGTGCTCGTCATGAGCCTTGGACCCTTTGCTTGCTACAATGAAGAGAGCCTTATCAACGTCAGAGTCAAACTTAATCTTGAAGTTCTCACCCTGATAACCATAGCGAGGCTTGGAGCCTGCAAGACCTTTAGGCATTACTGTTGTTGATTTGATTTTCTCTCCTGACGTTACCTCTATAACAGTGTCTACAGAATCAGAACCATCGTAGACAATGCCCCAATCTTCATCAGTAAACTCATCAGCAAAGTCACCCTCAAAGTCTTCCAGCCAATCAGCTTCAGTGGCTGCATCATCAGGATTGAAGTCATCAGTTAAGTCATCAAGTACTTTAGGAGTCTCAACAACTTCACCGATTACTTCATCAGCCTGAACAACACCTTCATCAATCACTTCATCAGCAACTTCATTGACTTGCTCAGCAACTTCATTGACTTGCTCAGCAACTTCATCAGTATTCTTTACTAACTTACTGGCAGCACGTTTACCTGTCCACGCAGCTAAGCTGCCTATAAGAGTGAAACCAGCCACAACACCTATGCCTGTCATGGTTGCAGCTTCAGCAACGTCATACTCACCCTGCTGCCCTGTATCAATCTTAATCTTCTGTTGCATGAGGTTGTCAGCACCCATGTATCCACCGATTTCAACGGCTCCAACTGTGCCTGCACCAGCAGTAGATAGAAGCATCTTCTTAACAGCACTCGCTGCCATAGGCTTTAGGGCTATCTTAGAAAGTGCAGATAGTACAAAGCCTAATCCAATGTAGGTTGTTGGGTCACCAGCAAGGCCTTCAAATGCTCTCCTTGTGGTAGCCAGTGAGATAGGAAGTTCTTCGTACTGGGCCATTAAACGAACCAGCGCAACCTGTTCTTCGTCAGACCAATCACCAACATCGAATGCTAGATTACCCGTCTTGACCATGTTCCAGCGTGTGGTACCTAACCAATCAAGAGTCTCGGAAGTCATATCACTGTCAGACATTGAGTCACGATAAGCTGCACGATACGCAGGGTCAGTGCGTTTCTGTTCATCTATCTTGGCCTGCATATCTTCTATGCTAGGCTGCGTAACACCTTTCGCCATATCTGCGGCAAAGGAATGCCCTTGGTTCAGTGGTGAAGGACGTGCAGGGGCTTTGATAATCCTAGAGGACAATGTGCGTGAATCCGCTACAGACTGAGTGTCTGCGTGGAACGCCTCTTCATTGAACACAGGAAGTTCTTCAAGCCCTGCTTCCTCCCGTGTAAATGGAATGGCTGTGCTTTTCACAACAGGGACATTGGGTACATCGTCAGGGAGTTCTTCAGGGCGTGGTGCTTCTTGCTCTTCAGGCCCCTCCCCTTGGATTGCCCAAATGTCCTCAGTTGCATATTTATTTTCACTACTCATTGTTTATTTTCCTTGGGTTGTCTTCCGAGCGCGCCAGTCAGTCTTTGATATATAGGCTTTGTTGTTCCTCATACCACCATAGGCTCTGTAGTAACGGGCGAATGCGCCTTCACCAAACTGCTTATCAAATGCAACATAGGCAGGTACTGAACCCCATTGTTTCCATCGCTCTTCAGTGAGGTCTTCTTGGGTCATCATGTATGTAGGGTCATTTAGAACCTGACTTAATACCTGTGGGTGTGCCAACGCTTTGATTCTCTCCACCTTCAGGTCACCTGATATTGTTCTTTCGTTTGTAGTCCCAATATCATTAAACCTACCTGCGGTAACCATTCCATCACCACCCTCCTCAGACTTCATGATTGCAGCGTCTATTGCAGATTGGTGGTCTGTAATCTCCGTCTTCTCAGTCGCACTAGCTACTTGACTGTCTGCATATTGCTTGTTCATGAAACCTTCAACATGTGCAACCCAGCTACGCATTGTTGCTGAATTAGGGGGACCTTCATTCTCTACGAAATGGTCAAAGATTAGGTTCTCCATTTCCCGTTGCCAGATTTTGGTGTACTCACGTTTCATCTGCTTAGCATCAATGTCGTAGTCATCCTCCATCTCAATGGCTGCATCAATGTACTGCTTCATTGGTTGGCTGAGTGTGGCGCTTTGTAGAAGAGGCTGTGCCTTCTCAACTTTCTCAAGGTGGCCCAACATCTCTTTCATACGTGACGGGTGGATGGGGTTATTATCACTGAAGACATACCCTTTAACATTGCCATATTCAGAAGCGAAGTTAGGGTCAAGGCGGTTCTGTGAAACATCCAGTATGTACTTCTGGAAATTCTCAAGCTGAGTGGCTGATTCCTTAACTTCCATAAGCTTGGCAACAGCGGCCTGTTCTGCAAGCATATTCTCAGGGGTGATGTTCAGTTCCTTCATCTGCAAAATTAGTTCTGCGGAGAAAGTGCCTTCACCATTGTTATCAACTAGCAGAGTGGTCAGTGCAATTTCACCTGCCTTCTTTGCTGCTGCCTTTGCTGCAACCTGTTCAGCCTTCTGCTTAGCCTGCACTGCACGAAGACGCGCATCATTGAGGTCTTCTGCGGCAGTAATTGCAGCCTGTGCTTCTGGGCGTAAGGTTTCCCCTTTGCCTTTTGAATAGCGCACAAGAGAAGCCATGTGAAGATACCTCTCAGCAACTTCAGGACTCGCTGCCTTTGCCATATCAAGAAGAGATTGGAAGACCATCTTATTGCCTTCACCCTTGGATAGAGGTGTTGTCAGAGAATACTGAGTAGCAAGGTTGTCGAGTTCTTTGATGCGCTGGTAGAATCCTGTCGGAGCTACTGTGTCACCAAATTCATTGACAATAGGTTTCTCATGCACGATGCCATCTACACGAAGAGTGAAGCTATTCGCTGTTTCCTCAAAAGCGCGCTTGTCTAGAAAGGCAACGTGGTCTTTTCGAAGAGCATTGCGCGTTTCTATTAACACTCGCTGTGCGCCTGCCTGTAGGAACTGACCGCCCTTACCTTTGAGGCCTTCCATAATAGGACTGAACATCTCATTAAGCTTGGCATCAACATCACTACCATCACTGGCTGATGAATGTTGCCACTCAGCAAAGTCACTGGCTATGGTAGGTGCTGCTTCTACAGCATGTTGGAAGCCACGGTTCTCAAGGATTGTTGCCCTGTAGGCAGGGTGAGAGCTATGTCCTTCAGCAAATGCATGGAGGTCTTTAGGTCCTCCTGCAAGTGACTCAGCGACTGCTGCCAACTCCCCTTCTCTTACAGCGCGTTCATTGTCTGTCTTCTTAATACTCTCTGTCAGCCTACTGATTGCAGCTTGGTTACGCTCAAACTCTGGGCGAACATAGGTATCCATAGCGCGCGCTGCAGGTCTAAGGGCCGTTACTTGTAGTTCACGTTGTTGTGCCATCTTATCCAATTCCTTGTGCTGCTTTATCTTTGTTGTAGATGTCGTACATCTCTAAGCCAGTAGGTACCATGCTAGGGCCTGACTTCATCCGACCTGTGGATTGTGTCTGGAAACCTTGCATCGCATACTGCTTCTGCTGTACATCCATCTTATAGTTCTCACCAATGTTGTTCTTGTTACGAGCTTCAATTGCTTTCTGCTCATTAACTAAGCGCGTTACCAGAGAGCCGCCCATACCTTCTGAGTTTGCATAGACTGCTGCTTGGTTCGTCTTGGCTGCAAGGGTGTCTTGGAAGAGTGCATCAGACATCTGCTCATGAGTCTGCAGTTGGGATAATCTTGTTTGACTTACTTTCTGGAAGTAGTCTTTTCGTGATGCTTCATTTTGAGCATTCACTTGGCTTTCTTTCTCAGCAAAGGACAGCATCGAAAGGCCTACACTTACGGGGTCACACATTTTCATTCACCTTTACGAATTCATAGAATGGTGCTTTACCTACCCCATACTCTGGGTCTAGATAAATAAATTGGAAGCCAAGCCACTTGAGCCAACGAATGGCTTTAGTGTTCTCAGCATGTACATAATTAACAAGGACCCTGTGGTCCCGTGATACTTCGGCTAGCCATGACTTACACTCAGTCGTAAACTCTCTAGCATGTTCATAGATACCTGAACTTCCAAGCATCCAAGGAATTCCTAATCCATCTATAGTTGCATCAACTACACCGAACATCGCAAAGGGAATGTCTGACTCATCCACAGCCACATAGGCTGCTTCAGAGGCATTCATTGACAGGGTAAGGGCCGTTATAGGACCCAACCCACAGGAGAGTTTTAACTCATCCTTATCTTCCTGACGTAAGCGTGGGCCTAGCGTATTACAGTCATTCAGTTTTGCTGGCCTAACGCTCATCGTCATTTAGATTCTCCTAGATTTTGTTGTGTAGAAGCCTGTCCACTCTGCTGATTGGAAGGCTGATGGGTAGTGAGTGTCGTTGCTGACTTTCACTGTTAGACGGTCATTCTTAGATTGAAGTGGGAACTCAAACACACCTGAAGTTATTTCTATCTGACCTAGAGTGAGGAGACCAAGAGGCTTTCCTGTGTAGGTATAAGTGTGTGTTACACCTTGTGAGATAGTCTGAACATCAAAGCGCCCTGTATTTTCATAGAGAAGTTTGAATTGACGCATCTGCATACGCCCTGAAGTATCAGTCAATAGACTTCCACCAAGGCCTTGGGTGCGTTTGTACTGTGTTGAGAAGGTGTATTCCATTTTGTAGGGGTAACCAACATAGTCAACGCTATCGACAGTAACAACTGACTGTCCTGCTAAGGCTGTGGAGGACGCAGTAAGTCCATCTAAGAACACCATTGAGCCACTTGGCGTGAACTCTGGAGCCTCTTGGAGTTGCATCTTCTCTAGAACGATACGGTTGCCACGCTTCATCACCCAGAATGCAGTGGATTCAATCGTGCCTATACTTAGTATCTTGTCACAGCTAGGGAACTCCCACTTAGACCAAGACACTTGAAGTGCTTGCTGGTCTTGACGGAGGTACTTATAGACATAACAAGTTGCTACATCATGAACACCATCAGTCAATACAAACAAGATATCTTCGTTAGTGTTGGACACCAGTGAAGTAGCATTGCCCTTTATATAGCGAGGTACATTGAGGGTCGCATCAATAGCGATGTTGCTTGAAGTATCTGCCTGAACGAAGAACTCACGCACACCTGTGAAACCTTCACGGTTAGTGGCGAAGTAGATGTACTCACCAGCACCCACAGGCTCTGCCCGTAGACTAGATTCATACTCTGTTGTCTGGTTAATAGACACTGTTGCTGGAGTCAATGAGTCCCCTGCGCTCAACATGAACTGTGTTTGGTCAGAGAACAATAGCAAGGTTTCGTTAAAGGGAATCGCATGGCGAAGGATAGATACTTTGGTGTGACTTACTGCCACATCTATTGGGTCAGTAGCCAGAACAGTAGTGACTGTCTCAGGATAGAAAGAGAAGTATTTACCAGAACGACTGAAGATAACATTCTCATCAGCAATCACACCTAAGCGGTTGCGATGGAAGAAGATGTCGTTCAACTTACGACCAGCAAAGCTTGGGTCTGGGGCTGAGTCAAGGTCACCAACAGAGCGATTCTCCCATTCATTAGGAGCTAGGGTAAATGTACCATCAGCATTGCTCACCAATTTCCACGGCATGGTGTTGGGGTCAAGCGTGGTGTCTGCGCCATCTGCGAGAGTTTCTTTCCACAGACCTACAGCTTCATCACCCTCTTCATACTCAACATAATAGTTGTCACTGGATGAGGCTTTCTCACCAATGATTTCAATTTTGAATCCAGAAAAGGCCCTACGTGGTAAGTCAGAGAATTTCTGAATAGAACCCTTAGCAGCGATTAATGCAAGGTTACCGAATGAGTCCTCAGTTCTTAGAGTGAAGTCTTCACCATCTGTACGCTGAATGAGGATTGCATTTCCTTTACGAGTTACCGTGAAGAAGCTCCCTAGGTTTGATACCAATTGACCACTTAAAGTTGTGGCAATGGCATTAGTTTTTAGCTGAGCCTTAACATCATCAGCAGTGGTGTAGCTTGCTTTCTCTACATCGTCAATGAAGACCTTGTAGTCTGTTGCATAGTTACCTTGCTTCACATGGACAATGCCTTCAGGGAAGGGTGCGGTGGTTGCAGTAGGCAGAACCTCGGTGGCTACATTCTTATTCAAAAGGAAAGTATAGTCAGCAATGGTCACTGCTTTGAAATCTGTCAAGGGGTTACCTTGGGTGAGGTAAGAATATCCCTCTGGTGTGTTAACGGTGTACTCAGTTCCTGAAAAGTCAAACACCCTTAATGCAGTGTTGGTTGCAATGACTAAGTACCGTTCATTAACATCACGATTAATAGTATGGATGAAGTAATCATCAGTTGAGTTAGCGTCAGCAATTAGCTCAGCCATGTGTTGTGTCGGTGGGCGTTTGCGTAATCCACTGATTACTGAACTAAACGCATTGACTTGTTCCTCACCTTGAGAAAGAAGACGGACACTTGGGGCTTGCTGGGAGACACCATTAGCTATGTTAGGTATTGAACTACTTACAAGTCCCATGTGTTACCTCGTTAGTATTCGGCTTACGGAAGTACTGCCTGTCAGCATGTTGTAGTCTGCATTCTCAGATTCCATAAGGCGTAATGTTGTTAGTGCATAATATTCATCTTCACGATGCATACTGTGTAGTGAGTCAGACCCTAGTGTACGGTCTTGGAACATGCGCGATGCACGTTGGGTGATGTACGTTCTTGCTGCCTCTGGGATTTCCTCAAAGCTAAGCAAGAGGGTGAGGTCACATTTAAGAACGCCAGTGAATTGGTAGGTGTGGTTCTTCTTGTCATAGACTCTTGAACCACGTTGAATAACATCGTGCTCTGCAGAGGGAGTAGATGAATCCATAGACATTGTGTTTGTAGGTAGAACCAGTTGGCCTGTGCCGTCTGGAGTCAAGGGGAAGTTACGCTCAGTGTTGAAGAACCATCCTTGTACTTGAACCTCACGGTTCACTGCTCTCAAGACTGCCACAGCAGTGATTGCGTCTACAGAAGTCATACTGACCAAGCTATTTACAGGAGCTTCTCCAATCGTGTTCAGCATAGAGTTGACTGCTTCTAGTTCAGTCGTGGGATTTAGTGACATACCGTGTCCTTTATTGGAAGTAAAAAAAAGGGAACCGAAGTTCCCTTGTGGCTACCTAGAAGGTAGAGCTTATGTAAGCTTTAATTCAATGGCAGATTCTGGACGCAGAATGCCACTGCCCATTGCATACTTAGCAACAAACAAAGTACCTTGACGGCGAATGTCGTACTCAGACTCAAGAGCCAAGTCCAACAACTTCACAGTACCGATAGCAGACTGATGGAATACAACAGCCTTGGTCTTGGTGAAGTCACCGTGGTAAGTGTTGTTCTCACCAGCAGTCGCAGTCTGAACACCAGTAGGAAGGTGGTTAGACATTACGATTGCAATACCAGCAACACGGATTACTTTGGCATCAGCGTAAACACCAGCACCGCCCCAATCCTTGTTCATGATAGTAGTGTCTTGCGCTAGCTTGTAGTACAAGGCAGGTGATAGGACCGCTACGCGACCATCAGCAGGGATGTCTTTGCCGTCCATCTCTTCAGCAGCTTCAAACAAAGCAGCGATGATGTTAGCAGTAGTGGTGTAGTTGGCTTTAGAAATCTGAGCGCCAGACTTGCCAGAACCAGTGATAGTCTCAGCACCACGGGCAGCGTTAACTACCATGCGTAGGCCGTTCTTATCGAAGGCATTTGCCAAAGCATTGCCTAACTCAGCAGTGTATGTTGAACGAACATCATAGTGATTTTTCGCTTCCAAAATATTGGAGATGAAGGCAGGTGCGATTAACAAATCGTCAACAGCGATAACTTTCTCAGCGTGCTTTACAGAACCGCCAGTGATTTCTTCACCAACAGAATGGTAAGCTGCAGTAGCAGTACCCATTACAGGGAAAGAGGCAGACTTGCCGTTAGAGATAGTGCGTACTTGATGTAAGCCCATCATGATATTCTTTTCTTCGAACTGAGTGATTACTTCACCAGCGAATAATTTTAGGAATAACGCATCTTCTGCGCCTGCGCCATTTACTTGGCCTAATTGTGATACGGTTGCATTAGTCATTTTAAATATTTCCTTAAAGAGGATTGAAGTTTCAAGTTGGTTTGTTTCCTTGAGGCTTCAGCACTCAATAACTTCCCACAGCGTTGTCCTCCTCGGAGGCGCAGTTTCTTTGTCATTAATAGCTTGGGGCTTTGGGGAGGTTGGCCCCCTAGAGGGCCGTGTGTTGTTTACAGAATTGAGGAGTTTGAAAGTTTGCTCTGTACACTCTGTCGGAATGCTGGGTCCTTCGCATAACGAGGGTCCCTCATTGCTTCAGTTAACTGAGCTACACTCTCAAAGCGACCGCCTGCATTTGCAGAGGTAGTGTCACCACTAATTAACTTAGGGTCGCTACCATTGGCTGCTGTGTAACGTGCTTTTAAACCATGGACAGACATCTGAATCTGGTCAGAGTTACCGCTGTTCATGGTTGTGTTGTAGGCATCTACTTCACCAGCGTTCAGGTTCGTACTTGCCCATTCCATCATTGTGTTATAAGTTTCTTCACCGCCTACACTATTGAACATAGTTGTCCGTTGAGATGTAGCGAGTTCTTCTTGACCAGCGATGTATGAGTCTACGACTTCACGCGGAATTCCTGACTTAGCCAGTGATTCATAGGTGTCATCAGTGAGACCTTGGTTTGCTGCATACTCCGTTTGGAGTGCGCCAAAGTCTAAGCCTGCATTCTCAACTGCTTCCGATGCATCAGGGGTAGGAATCTCTGTCTCAGGGACTGCAGGTTCATCTGCAATGTTTCCGCTGGACATCTTCTTTTCCAATGCTGCATAGGAGTTAGCTAAGTCTTCAGGGGTCTTGAACTTTTCTGGTAACCATTCAGGCCTGTCTGCCACAGTGGCTTCAAGGTTCTCCTGCACAGGTGGATTTTGGGCATTCTCCGCCTTAGCCACCATTGCATCAATATGCTCTTGTGACTGAGGTTGTGGTTCTTGCTTAATTGTTACTGTTTCTACCATTACTGTTCTTCACTTCCTTGGGGTTGTTGTTGTGCCATCATCTGCTCTTTCACAGCATCAAATGCTTGAGGCGCTAATTGCTGCCCTGTTTGTTGCATCTGTTGCTGTTGAGTTTCTTCTGCAATTGCCTCGTCAGATTTGATTAAGCCCTTCATATCAATACCTAGTGATGTACCAACACGGGAGATATAGTCTCCTACGTTCATGTACTTCATAAGTGTTTCAGGACCTAGCTGACTAAGTTGTTCCAGCATGGCTGCTAGTTTGTTTAAATCATGACCACGACCAAGTGCTTCAAGGCCTGTGGTGATTGTTGGGGATACGATGCCTTTAGGTAGAGAAGGAACTTTGCGCTGCTTCTGCATCTGTAAAAGTAATCGGTTCACTAAAGGTAGCTGAAATTCCTGAGACAAGATTGAGTAGATACCACCAAGGGCATCTTCTAATTCACCTGCCATGTATCGGATTTCTTCAGCGGTCACACGTTCAGCATTGCGCTGTACCGATGAGTTCATCAAGAAGGCATAAGCTAAACGCTCTTTGATTTCCTGTGCTGTCTGGAAGGCAATCTGAAAGTCGCCTCCCTTCTGAACTTGGAGTGTGCTTACATCAGCAGCATCGCCTTCACGGATTGCTCCATTAGGTGCTTCTGCTAAGACTCGCGCACGGGTTGTTCCATTGGGTCGGACTAAGAATAGTACCTTGGCAGAGGCTGCAGAGCCTTCAACGATAGCTTGTGTCAGAGTCTCAAGGGACTTTAAGTCACCTAAGTATTCTTCAACATAACCACGGCCCCATGATTCCCCGTCAATGCGAGAAAGTCTTAGAGGTATCCAAGGTGTCTTGTCTAATGGGTATGTTCCTTCAGAGTCAGGGACTGCTTTCCCTTTAAGCTCTTGGCTCACCTTCCACTTCTTATCAACCCGAACAATACGGGTGTATAGCTCTACCGATTCATAGCCGTAGCCATCTTCTTTGCCTTCTTCATATCCACATAACTCTTGGAGTTCAGGTGTTAATGTTTCTGGTGAGATGTTTTCTTTGGTAATCATTTCCAACGCATTACCCATAGGGTCACGTTTGATTACATATCTGTCCATGTGGAACACACGCATACCACCCTCAGTCTCAGGGAGATATAGCAATACATTACCAGCAACTAACAAATGCTTGAGAGCTTCAAAGGTAGCAATACGCACAGAGCTTGATTCAATCTCTGACATTACTGCACGTTCAATTGAGGACAAGGCTTCTTCCACTTCTGCCCTAGCACCCTCTTGTTGGGTGAGTTCCTGTAACTTAAAGTCATCCACTGTTAAGCGGAAGAACGGTGAGTTGGGTGGGACAAGTGCTAATAGTAATTTGGAGGCGAGGTTGTTTACACCACGCGCACCAATGCCTTGGAAGGGCGTATCAAATGTACTACTAGCAGAATGTCCTGAATCAGGGACTAGAGTCGGGAGAGTTAACTTACTGCATTCTCTCGCTCTCGTAAGGAAAGGGTTTCGCTCTGTCTCCAACTTTTCATATCGTTGGCGAATAGAGGTCATAGTGTCCTACTTAGTTGGGATGTTAGTGCCAGTTGAAGAAGTTCCGCCAACAACACGCTCAATGCGTAGTGAGCCAGTGCCTTTCTTCTTACGGTTTACTTGACCACGGGTACTGTCAGAGTCACCATTTTCCCCAATCTTTGGGGCTTCTGGGGCTAGGTCAGCAGGTGGTGGTGGAGGTGGAGTTGCTTTTGGTGCGGTTGGAAAACACATATATGTTTAATGCTCCGTCTTTTCAGTTTCATTCTGGGCTTCATACTGTACCCGTAACATACGGATTACATTTACAGCACCAACGTGTGCGAATATTTCACGTTCACTATCATCAATAGAAGGAACGCAATCTGGGATTATTTCTTCAAGATACTCAATGAGTTCTTTAGGAACAAAGGGGAAATCATGAAATGTCATGTTTTATGTAACCTTCTTATGGTGCAACCTATGCTTGACTTTTATCAAACGCTTCAATCCACATCTTACATTCTGCACTGCGTACAACATCATCAATGGTGAATTCAATCACAGGCACTGGTAAGTTATAGCGTTGGGCAAGGTCAATGATTGTTGATAGGCCACTGGTTGTTTTGATATCAGATTGTTTAATGTCACCATTGATTACGATGCGGCAGTTCTCACCGATACGGGTGGTGAACATCTTCATCTCTTCTGGTGTTGTGTTCTGAGCTTCGTCCATGATGACAAAGGCATCACTGAATGATGAACCACGCATGGTTTCAAACGGGGCAACGATGATTGCACCCCGTCTTATGGCATTTTCATAAGCACCCCCCATGCAGTTCCTAAGCACTTCAACCACTGGAGTAGTCCACGGAGCCATCTTCTCTTCTAGAGTGCCAGGAAATGAACCTAGGGACCTTGACGAAGGCACATTAGGACGTGTCAGGATTATCTTATCGATAGTTCCTTTCATGTATAACTGTGCTGCCATTGTGCTAGCGATGTAGGTCTTACCTGTACCAGCGCAGCCTAAGCTGATGGTCTGGGTGAAGTTGTTAATCGCCTCAATGTAACGTGCTTGCATCTGAGTCTTAGGGTGTAGTGCAGTGCGAGGTGAGCGTTCTTCTTCGAACTTCTCTTTAATCTCTCGCTTAGGTTTTTGCTTACGTATTTGTCGAGACATGTTCTTTACCATCCCCATGAGTCACCAGACATTCCGTCTGCTGAGTAGTCTGTTACGCGACCTTCAAAGAAATTCTTGAAGCTGTCGCCATTTAATACCCAATCTAGCCAAGGCAGTGGGTTCTCTTGAATATCCCAATTAGGCTTCAATCCTAGGTTTACCAATCGCCTGTCTGCGATGAACCTGATATACGTCTTAACTTCGCTTGCGCTGAGACCTTCCATAGGACCCAATTCAAACGCCAAATCAATAACCTTATCCTCAAGTGACACTGCAGTGCGGTACATCTCGTAGATACCCAGCTTGAATTCATCTGTTACTACCTCTGGATTTTCTTTAATAAATGTTCTGAATATCTCAGTCATACCTGCAACATGGATAGTCTCATCACGGATAGACCATTCAACTATCTCGCACATGCCTTTCAACTTTCCAAAGCGTTGGAAGTTAAGCAGCATCACGAATGCAGAGAACAGGGACATACCTTCATTACACACAGTCTGGGCAAGAGCTTTTGCTAGGCCAGCTTTAGTATCAGGGTCAAAGTCCTGCATGAACTCAATCTTCTCAGACATCGCATCGTATTCAAGGAAGGCTGTGTACTCAGCTTCAGGGAATCCAAGGGTGTCATTGAGCAGCGCATACGAGCGCATGTGGATAGTCTCTCGGTGGGCGAATGACAGCATCATCATCCTAGCTTCGTTGTTTTTAATACGTGGCAGGAACACGTCAACATAGCTACCCCCGACTATCACATCTGACTGTGTAAATAGACGAAGGATTTGGGTGATGAAGTTCTTCTCAGGTGGGCTAATCTTTCCAGACTTCCACTGAGCTACATCTTCATTAAGGTCACACTCCCACTCACCCCAGTGAAGCTTGTCATGTTCAATTGCTTGGTTGACAAAGCTAGGGTTAGCGAAAGGTTTGTATGCTGCTGATTGTGTTAGTAAGCTCATTGTTATCCTTGGCAGCTTAGGCACTCATCGTCATCTACAGCATAGTCTTTGAGAGCTACACGGGTGGGCTTGAAGCTCACTGTATCCGCTTTAGCTCCAGCACTTGTCCGAAGATAATAGAGTCCTTTAAGTTTCTTGTTGAAGGCACGAAGATGTACCTCATTGACGTAGGCCTTATCTGTCCCTGCTGGGAAGAAGAGGTTCACTGATTGACCTTGGCAGATGTACGGTTGACGTTCTGCGGCATGGTCTACTACCCATCGTTGGTCTAGCTCGAAAGCTGTCTTGTAGATTTCTTTATCCCAATCATCCATCCACTCAAGGTGCTGTACGCTACCTTCATTGAGTATGATTGAGGTCCACTGCTCTTCCATCCACTTGTCAGATGAACCTTGCCAAAGTTCAGCATATGCTCTGATGACCTTATCTAGGTAAGGGTTACGGACAAGGTGAGCGCCTACACGGGTACGGTGTGTAAAGGCGTTGGACTTCAAAGGTTCAATGGAAGCTGAACAGCCAGCAATGATTGAAGAGTTAGCATTAGGAGCTACAGCCATCAGGTGTGAGTTACGGACACCCTCAACATCAGGACATGCACCACGTTCTTCTGCTAGGTAGACTGTTGCAGCCTTAGCCTGTGCTTTGATATGGGTGAACATGTCAGTGTTGTACGAGGTAGCCATAGGAGATTCCCAAGGAATGCCTGCACGTTGCAGCGCACTGTGGAATCCCATAGCACCTAGGCCTAAGCTACGTTCCTGAGTAGCACTGAAGACTGCCTTGCGGAGTTCTTTAGGTGCGTGAAAGCAGAAGAAGCTAATCACGTTATCAAGCATCTCAATAAGGTCAGCCACCATAGTGGTGTTCTTCCAGTGTTCGTAATGCTCTAGGTTAACGCTGGACAAACAACACACTGCTGTACGGTCTTCAGACGTTGGCAGGTGTATCTCATTGCACAGGTTGGACCCATGAATGGATAAGCCTTTCTCTTTCATGGCTGGTGGTAGATGCCTGTTAGCTTCATCAATGAAGTTAAGGTAAGGCTCACCAGTACGGAAGCGTGTTTCAATCAGACGTTCCCATAGTTCACGGGCAGGCATTGAGTCACGCACTGTATTATCAGCAGGGTCAATGAGGTCCCAAGTCGCATTAGCATTCACTGCATCCATGAATGAATCAGGGATGTTAACAGCGTTGTGAATATTGAACGCCTTGCGGTTAGGGTCACCACCTGTAGGTACACGGATGTTGATGAACTCAATGATGTCTGGGTGACTGATGTCCATGTAGGCAGCATAAGAACCCTTGCGAGTCTTGCCCTGTCTGTAGGCAGTCATGTCAGAATCGACAGTCTTTAGGAATGGTATAGGGCTAGGAGCAACATCACTAACACTGCGGATGTCAGACCAATGACCACCCACTCCACCGCCTTTGACTGAAAGCCAACGTAGTTCCGTAGTGTGTCCAATAAGGCCATCGAGAGAATCAGGTACATAAGATAAGAAACAGCTAATAGGAAGTCCACGGACTTTCTCTCCTTGTGCAGGTGCATTAGATAAGATGGGTGAGCTGAACATGAACCAGCCTTTACTGGCGTAGTCATATATGCGTTGGGCTAAGTCGTAGTCGTTACGACAGAATGCTGTAGCTGCTCGAGCATAGGCATCTTGTGGGTCCTCACCTTCACGACAGTAGTAGTCAGAGAGTAAGATAAAGGCTTGCTCAGATAGCAATTCGTTACGAGAGTAATCAACTACAATTGTCATTGACCCACTCCGTTGTTTCTCTTATACCTTTCCACCCAATTAAGGTGGCTCCAGTTTCAGTGTTAAGTACAGTAGGTACACTACGCACTTTATATTTAATAGCTGAATCAATGTCCTTACCAATATCAACTTCTTCATAGTCCACTTCTGCATGGTTCAGTACAGTGCTAACTGCTTTACAAGGCTGACACCCTTCAATGTAAAATTTTATAATCATATTATTTCTCAGTCATACTTCTGGTGTTGGAGTTCAAGCCATAGCTCTGCGTAGTGGATTATCTTTTTAACATCAGATTCAAACTGCCCCTTATGCGGAGCGCGAGTTGCATACTTCACGATGTTGCCAGCGATGAAGTCCAGTTCATTCTTCATGATGTATTCGATAGGCTGGATGGGGTGAGCGTAGTGGTCACCACCTTGTTGACGGTCTAGACCTGTAGTAGTTGGTTCCACTCTGGAGGTGTCCATAAAATTATATTTCCTTTTAGGTCGAGGTCTTCATATCGTAAGATACGAGCGCACCTTGCTTGGATTAGTGCATCATCCTCAGTGAGTCCAGCCTTCTCATAGGTAGCTACGATAGCTTCCCAGATTGCTACGTTACGTAGATGAAGGTCATTGATATTAAGTGATGCTTTGTACAGGATTGTCTGGGCCTTAACTGGTCCAATACCTTTACAACCTTTATAGTTGTCTACGGTATCGCCAGTGAGGACCTGAGTGAAGAAGAAGAAGTCTGCCTCAGATTCGCTAATAGTGACCACACCTTCTTCAGGATGTGCAGGGTTGAAGAACTTGCAAGGGATTGTCTTGAGGTCTTTGTCCTCAGACGCAATGATGGTGTCGTTGCCATCACTACCACGGATACCTAGCAGGTCATCAGCTTCAAAGGGTTCACGCAACACGGCTTTGTATTCATCAATCAGCCACTGCTTGAGTGGACCTAATGTCATAGGCTTACGTGTGTCTTTGCGATTACCTTTGTAGGACTCTAGAACGTCATAACGGAAGTTCTCTTTACCTGTCAGGTAGAACTTGAAGTCAGTACAACCTGTCTGCTCCAGCATTACTGCTAGCTTCTTCTTAATTAAAGCCTGACCATCTGACTCATAGGCATGTAATGTCCATAAGTCATCGTCCCACTTGGTAGGAACTTCAGTGGCAGAGGCAGCTTGGTAGGCTACGATGTCACCATCAATCAATAGGGTCGTCATGTGGTTCCCCTTCTTTAGAGTTACGTTCAGTGACTATTCGGATACCATGTTCAATAGCTGCAGAGGCTTCCATGTAATCTAGGTAGGCGTTCATAGCAAAGCTAAAGGCTAAGGCTAGAGATACGACTACAAATCCTAGGCACACAAGTACCATCATTAATGTTTCAATCATTACTTATCTCCTACTAGAGCTTTCCAACTAACTGGGAACAAAGGCTCAATGATGTTGGATACTTCTTGAGCTAGGTCTTGGATTTCTTTCTGAGCATGAGGGTCCATGCGTTGCTTACAGAACCTAGCGAATGCAGCGATAGAACCTGTCCAATACCAAGACACCTCAGTGCCTTGAGGTAACAGGAATCGCGCCTGTTCAGGACACATTCCTCCAGCTATTGCTGTGTCATATGACTCAAGGCACATGGTGTATACAGTCTGGAAGTGACGCTTCCAATATCTGTTACCTACAGGATGCATGTCTGACCCAGAGCCTTGCTTCGCTCCACCTGTTGGAGCCTTACGGAACTGTTCAGGTGTGAAGAAGGATGGCTTACAGCTTATGTATCTACGAGACTCTTCGTTCTCTGAGAACCCCACCTTGTGCTTAAAGCACTGGGTACGTATCGGAACAGGAGCAGCCATTCTCAATGTCACAGAGGTGTGAGCAAAGGGAGTCCAGTGATTGTGATTGGCAAGGTAATTGATTAAACCTGTGTCATTCTCTGCGTTGAACTCAGTAGCATCTGCAGCAAAAGAGACACGGGCAGCACGTACAACAGAGGCATCAGTACCCATGTGGTCTATGTACTCAGCCTTCATTCGTCACACTCCTCTTCGTACATTGCTTTAGCTTCAGAGTAACCGTCCCAATCGCAGACACCACAGGCATCAAGGCATTCTAGAAAGTGGCTAGCTTTCTCAATAATGAGAAGGTAATCACGGTTAACAGTCGTCATTACTTGAGGTTTCTCAGCCTTCATGTTTCCATCACGGCAGTCGATGTTAGTTACCTCAGTATGAGGACTGACTCCGAGCTTTACCCTGTCCTTGAACAGTCCATCCCAGCCATCACAGTTAGCCATATTACTTTTCCCTTAATTCACGTAGATGCATAAGGCCCATGACAGTGATATGCCACACTCTGCCGAACTCGTTATCACCTACAATACTGGTTGATATAAAACCCTGACACGCAGACACAGCAACCCATTCGGCATTAGTCCGAGCGAATTCACTGCGTGTGGTGAAGGGTGATTGGTAGGCACGTTTAAGTACCTCAATGAGTTTCAGCCCATGAGTTTCCAATGTTGAACTCCCCATCTAGTGGACACTTAAAGTTGAATACTTCAGTGACACGTTGGATTGTAAGAACAGCTATCTCACCTATTTTATGAGCTAGGTCTTCACGAACAGCTACCTGTATTTCATCGTGGACCCATGCACATAAGGCGTAGTCACCATCCCATCCATGCTTGAAACCTTGTGCTTGCATTTCATTTTCAAACTCAACTAACCACTGCTTGCAAATGATTGCACCAGCAGACTGTAAGAGAAAATTTAATGCGGCATGGGGTGAGCGTATGTGGATATGACGACCATCAAGGGCTTTGACATAACCACGTGCAGCAGCTTTGGATACGCCTTCACGTAACTGTTTAAGGGCAGGAGTCTTATCAAGAAAAGATTTCTTAATCTTCTTACCTTCCTTAGCGCCTCCACCTACTAGCTCACCAATGAGTTGGTCACCAGCGCCATACAGGAATGCATAGATAAAGGTCTTAGCTTGGTCACGTGTAGGTAACCCAGCAGCTAGTTGATTCACTGTGTGGATGTCGCCATCAAGGACCACATCAACGTAAGCGCCCTTGTCATAGATAGACATGTAACCAGCTAAGGCTCGTAACTCGAGGCCAGAAGCATCAGCGCCCATGAGCTTCCATCCTTTAGGGACAGTGAATAGTTCACGGCAATCTTTACCGTAAGCTGCTCTCATGGATGGTATCTGAGCTAGGTTAGGATGGCTGTGAGTAGCCCGTCCAGTACCTGCACCATTCGGGTTCACACTTCCGTGAATCTTTCCGTTGGTACAGACCTTGAGCCACCCTTGCTTACCTTCAGCTACCTGACCAAGACGCTTCTGTAACATGAAGTACCTAGCCATCTGCTTTGCTTCAGGATAGTCCAGCTTAGACAGAACTGTTTCATCTATCTTAGGCTGTCCATTATCTGTGAACACAGTAGGCTTCCAATCGTACTTAGTGATAAGTCTGTTGGAGATGTGAGCGCGTGATGAAGGGTTGAACTCCACTATCTTGATGACAGTAAAGGGTGCATTCATAGTGCGGTCAGCCTTCATTGGGTCTTTGTAGTTACAACTACGTGATGGCTTCTTCTCTCCTTCAGCTACTATCCATGCAGGGAACAGTGAGTAAAGTTCTTGGTAGATATTGTCACGCTGTTCAGCTAGGTCTATGTATAACTTCTGTGCTTTCTTCTCATCAAACACAAAGCCATTACACTCTTGCTTCCACATTAGTTCAGCTACGGAATGCTCAAGGTCTATAGCTTGTTGGCTATAACCTTTACCTAGTACCTTGTTGTAAAGGTCCACAGTAACGCGCACGTCTTGCTCACAGTACGTAAGCATCTCTTCAGTGAATACATCCCATGCATTCTCTTGCTGACCATAGTCACCTTTGAGTTCGCCAAGGCGGTAGCCCCACGCTTTCAAAGAGTGAGAACCAAATAACCTGGAGGGTAATATATTCTTGAAGTGACTGAAGTCTAGGTCCTTGATGTTGGACCATATCAGACGGGAACAAACTAGAGTGTCGATGACACGCTTAGGTTTGAAGTCAGGGTAGAGTTTCTGAATTGCTGGTACATCGAACTTGATTCCGTTATGTGCAATCAATTCATCAGCACTCTGCATCAAGGAGATGCCTTCACGTATCTCATGAGGTCTAAAGGTGTGGAGGATTCCAGTGTCTAGGTCATGAGCAACGATGCAGTGGATTGTAGTGAGTACATCTAGAAAGCCATTGGTTTCAATATCGACAATGAGTTTCATAGTTATTCCTTGGTTAATTGAGGGACGAACTCCGCTTTGAATCCTTTAGATTCCTCCAGCTTGCCGTGGCAGAGGTTGAGTATGGAGTGTTTACTTATATCGAATACCCTAGATACATCAGTGGCAGTCTCAAACTTGATTACTACACCTGTTGGATGGGTGAGAAGAATAGGATGTACCAGCTTACTGTTGATTACCTGAAGGCGCTTGTTGGCCCAACGCACATTCCCTGCCTCATAATGACCATCAGAATCAATCCTATCTACTGTATGCTGGGGTGTAGGCTTCTTCCCTAATTCACACCAGAATTCATTAAAGCTAGTAAACTTAAACTGAATACCTCGCCCACCATAATTCTCAAAATAAATAGTGTTTGGATTCAAGCAACGGCTCATCGCTGCGTAATACGCTTTGTACTCTGTTATACGGAGGCGTATGCCTTTTGCATTTATGTAACTGGTACGCACAAAAGTACCGTCAGTGCCGTAGCACTTTTCAAGTTCTGTCATTTGAGTTACCTGCTAGAAAGGAGTGGACACAGCTACTGAGTCGAATGGACTAGCTTCGTGTAGTTTCCCTGTCTCGTGATTGTAGTTTAATGGGAAGGTCATACCTGTGGACTGCCCTGTGTACCTGTCTTTAAGTACACGGAATGTAGTTGTCTCACGCTCGGTAATGTCTTCAGCTTGTTGGTCACGCTCAAGTCCGAACATGAAGTGGCACCAGAATCCAATAGCTCGAGAGCCTTTGAAGTGCCGGATGCTTACACGCCCACCTTCTTCGTGAGACCTACCTTCAGGTGTAGCTAAGTGACTCACCATTGTGATGATGATGTTCAGACGCTTGGCTAACATAGCGATAGCAGCAGTGACTCTCTCTAACTCAACTCGCTCATCATTACCTTGGCCTGTAGCCAGTGCAGTAAGGTGGTCAATGTAGAAGATTTCAATGCCGTCAGCGTGGTGCATGTATTCGATGTTGGACTTGATGGTGTCCCATTCACATGTGCCAAAGCTGTCATACATACGCAGACGGTCATGGTCCATAAGTTCATCAAGAGCTACGCCCCTGTCTTTCTTAGTCCACTCACCATCAGGGATGTGGAACTGTTTACCAGCTTGCTTACCAGCAATACGGATAGCAGTCTCAGCAGGACGTTGCTCTAAGAAGAACACACCTACAGTTTTCTCTAGCTCGTACATGTCATAGACAATCTGCTGCGTTAAGAAGTCGGTCTTACCAACTCCAGTACCAGCACCAATTGCATACACTTCACCAAGCCTGCGCCCATAGGTGGCCTTGTTCAGGGTAGGTAGATACCAAGGCATTCCCCACTCGACAGGCTTCTCTAGTTCTTCACGGATGTCCGAGAGAGATACTATGCCATCAGGTCGGTACACCTTTGCGCCCCACATTGCTTCAAGAATCTTACGGCTATCACCAGCCATCAGTGCTTCGTTGGCATCCTTGTAACCATTAATAGTAGCGATGGAACATTTACCAGCAGCGAACAGTGGAGCGCAAGCTGCTGTAGCTTTCTCCCCTGCTTCGTCACCATCAAACATGAGGATAACTTCTTCAAAATTATTGAAGTAAGAAAGGTTAGCTGCGATAGTTTTCGCTGCACCTCCAGCCCCGTTGGGTAAAGAAATCACAGGCCATTTGTTATCCTGTATCTGGCTCAAAGACATAGCGTCTATGGCACCCTCAGTAATCACTAACTTCTTACCTTTGTTCCACAACTTAGTACCAAACATAGGCATCTGTTTAAAGTCACCCAGTATTGGGAACTCCTTGTCCTGTGTTCTTAACTGCTGTGCTACTAACTCTCCTTTAAGATTATGTAATGGACAGATGTGTACTGGCTGTCCACGATATGAACCAACCTTGTAACCAAAGTGCTTCGCTGTATCTTCAGAGATGCCGCGCTGTCGCAAGGCACGAACATCACCTGTTATTAAATCACTAGCCATACGAGTCCTTTGGGGTTGGGGTTTGGATTCATCATCATCGGGCCATTCCATACGTCCACAGTCAGTGCCGTAGCAGTACGCACGACCTGATGCATAGCGTGTTAGGTTGTTACGGGAACCACAGTCAGGGCAGGGTTCACGCCCCACCACAGGACTGTCATCATGTTCCCTCATGGTTAGTGGACTAAGCTGTATTCAGCGTACTGGGTCTTGTTCACGCCATCCTTCATGGTGGTATCAACATCGACACCTGACTTCTTGATGTTGTGAACTACAGCAGCTAGACGTGTGATTCCATACAAGCCAATGGCTTCTATAGAAGTTAACTTGCGATTGTTGGTTAGGTGGTTAAGTACAGTTTGTGCTTGTGACATAAAATTTCTCTCGGTAATTGAGTTCATAAGAATGAAACACCCTCGGAATTGAGGGCGTTGAGTTTGGTCTGGCTATAGTGCAATTTAATTATTTATAGAGGCCCACCAGCTCTTCACATCGAAGGCTGGACAGTCTTTAGAAACATTAGGTAAATCGCGGTGGCCTAGGACTTCAGCGTCTGGATATAACTCCGTCAACCTTTCGATGAGTGCTTTAAGAGTCACCCATTGTTCGTCCGTAAAATTGTCTTCTGATATAGACACGTCCTTTTCAGTAACGCCTCCAACCATTGCTACACTAATAGATGTGGCATTGAAGCCACGGGCATGAGCGCCTACCTGTTCAGAGTCACGGCCTTCTTCAAGAAGACCATTCTGTCTAATCACGTAGTGATACCCGATACCTAGAAATCCACGATGGCGATGCCATGCGTCTACTTCTACTCTTCCTACATCCATTGAAGGACGTGTTGCTGTGCAGTGAATTACAATTAATTCTGTACTGCTTCTTTTAGCCATGCGTGTGGGATACTCTCCTTTGCATACAGGAACCCATGTTTCTCACACCACATAGCGTATGTAGTCTTAGAAGATTTAGAGATTCTCTGGTTGGGGTTAGAGAACACAAACCGAATGTCTAATTCAGGATGTTGTTCTTTGATTAGAATGTGCTTCTGGCGGTCAGCCACCATGAAGCGGCCTTTGGTCTCAATGAAGATATGACCTATCTTAAAGTCAGGCGTGTAAGTGCTAAGGCGAGAAGGTTTTGTATAAGCAATCTTCTCTTCCTCGTATGTATACGGGATGCCTTGAGCCGTAAGCTCTTTAGCTACCCGTACCTCTAGTCCACTTCGGAATCCATACTTAAGACCAACGTCTTTAGAATGGAACGTCTTCATATTCCTCCGATGCTTCTTCTTGGAAGTTCTGAGCTTCAGCAGGTACTGTTGCCTCAACGTGTGAGTAACCATCCTCATCATCAAACATCGAGGTGGCTTCACTGGTTCCAGCTAATGCTTCAATCACCTGCACTGAACGCATACGTAGAGATAACCCTGCGCCTGCTAGTGCTGTGTAATAAGGTATGATTTGAAAGCCAATACGTACCAGTGAGCCATTCCATAGTGGAATCTCTTTGGTGATAGGCTGTCGCTTGGCATCAACTACAATAGGCTTCTGCTCAAATGTCTCACCCTTCTGGGTTGTGACCTTGGCCTTAAGCTTTAATTTGATGGTGACATCACCTGTCTCTTGGTTAACATCATAAGGGTCAGTGACACGTATCTTTTCCCTTGGCTTACCTGTCTCTTCTACTGCTGAGTCAATTGCTAAGGCATGGGCTGCATCTAACATCGCCATGATGTCTGTAGCGTCTGAGTTGTCCATCACTAATTTAGTACCGTACTCACCATCTACATTAAATTTAGTATCTGGTGTCCATAATTTAGCCCACTCTGTACGTCCTCGTGGTGAGGTGTGCATCGGGAGCTTGTTGGTTTTCTTGCGTTGGGTCATATAATTTCCTAGTTTTCAGGTGCGTAAGAACGCTTGGTTAGGTTAGGTTAGTTAAGGTTTGCCGCGATGAATTCATCGAGGATTACGCCCTGCTCCATTAGTTTGGCAGCAAGGTCTAAAGGCAGTGCTTCGCCTGATTGGATGAGCGCGGCAGCAAAGGCCTGCTCTAGGGTTAGGTCTTCGATAAGTCAATCTCCATATACAAGAAAACCCTCGGGATTGAGGGTCTTCAGTTTGGTCTGGCTATAATGCAATTTAATTAATTACACGCTCTGGTAACCTATACCAATCGACAAGCATTAGGCAAAACTATAGCGTGACTCGAGTGAATCAGCTAATACCAAGTTGCCTTTGGCTGGCGG